CCTACTACCCCTCTTGTATCTTCTCCTACAGATATTATTGCTAATATTATTGAACAAACATTTATTGATTTGGTAATGAAATATCTTGAAAATGAAGATATGAAAAAGAAAATAATTATCACACTTACACCTGAAATTGCTAGTGTAATTAATAATATAATCTCTATATCTCCTGATACATTAACCGATATTGAGAAGGCTATGATTTCAATCATAAAGGATGGTAAAATTGATACTAAGGATGTGCCTAATCTTATTGTTGTCATTCAACGAATATATCAAATTATTTATTCTGTAAAAGATGTAAAATTTGATGCTAAAAAACGTGCTGATATTACTTCAACATCACTTAAATATATTCTTCATATTCTAGTCCTCGAGAGAAAAATAAAAATTGACGAAGACAAACAAGGTGATTTTTTTATTCAAACATATTATTTAATTGACTCATGTGTTGGTTTATTAAGTTTTCCAAAAAGTTTAAAAACTAAAAGTTGTTTGAAAAAATTATTTGGATAATATAGTGTCGAAAAATAAATAAAATTATTATAATAAAGTGATAATAATTTTATTTTTGAACATATTAGATTTCGGTTTTTCTAATTTTATCACGAATTAACATAAGCTCATCAAATATTTCTGGTTCTTTTCCTTTCATAAAATGAGTAAGTTTAGCATCTCCTGTAGCTAATAACATAGTCTTTAAGTCTTCATTTTGAGTAAATTTTGCATATTGAGCTGCATACATTTCTTTCTTCTGTCTTTTACCAAAGAAATCTGAATCTACTGACACCTCAATAGGTCTTAAAAGGTTTCCTTTTAATTTACCAGATTTTTCTCCAGCAGCTTTTGCCATGGCAGGGTCTTTCGATAAATCAGTTCCAGAATCTAGAGAGAAACTCAAGTAAAAGTCAGGATATGTTTTCTTAAATTTAGAAGCTTGATAGTAATGTTCAACTGAAGACCATTGATGATTATCTAAACTGAATGGTTGCACCCAGAAATTAGATAACTTCTTACGCCATTGAGGAATTGAAGCTAACGTAGAATATTGACGTAGTCTATCATTCGGAATTTTCTCTCCACTACCTTTTCCAGGGAGTGGTTTATCAAGAGATTTAGAATAAAACTGAAAGACAACTTCATCATTATACAAACCTCTTAATTTTGATTCTGTTAAATCTTCATATTCAGCTTCTTTCATAATCGTTTTCTTTTGACTTGCTTTGAATTTTTGGAAATCAGGAATAATAGCAAACGGTCCAGCATTTTTTTCTAAACACTTTTCATATATCATTTTCTTTATATCATAAGGTATTTCACTAAATTTAAATATCAGTTTTTTTTTGTAACTAACCAACTTGTAATGCGACCCAGTATAATCAACCATTATATAATAATCTGGTGTAAATCTACCACGTTGTTCTAAAACCTTATCATTTAACTGTCCACATTGTAAGGTATTTTTTTCATCATTTGCTTTATAACTTTCGCTGGAGAGAACAATGAATTTAATATTTAATATTCTTTCTAATGTTGAAATCGCCCAAGTATCAGCCCAGAAATCACAATGTCTAATTACGCGTTTGAATTTGTCTAAATTATCAACACCTTTCATAAACTTAAATTCTTTTAATATAGCTGTTGATACTTTTTTCTCTTCCACTAATCTATCATGCTCTTTCTTAACTTCTTTTGCTTGAATTATTATAGCTTTTTGTTCATCTCTATCAATAGTTTGAGTAATTCTTTGTTTATATAATTCATATTCGTTCGCTAATTGCTTAATCTGATTAGTATCTCTTACAATAGATGCATTATACATATCATATTGTTCTTTATATTCATCAAAAACTTCTTGTGTAGCTTCTTCAGACAATTTTTTTCTAAGTTTATTAACACTTGTTTGTTGGGCTATATTTGAAAATGCATCTCTTATTGTTGCAAATAAACAATCTCCGCTACCTTCATTATCAATAATGCCAAAACTTTTATTTTTCATAAATTTATCAAGCCATGTATCTGTTGACGATTCATGATATTTTTCTCTTATATCTTTAGCTTTTTTTTGAGTTTCTTCAGGTAATAGAGGTGGGACAGGAACTCCATTAATTTTAACAAATATATCTTCTCGCTCCTTTGGAATATCATATTGGACGACAATTTTTTCCTCTTCATCTTCTTGTTCATCTTCTTGTTCATCTTCCTCTTCAGATTCAGTAATTTTACCTTCTTCTTTATCAATCTTATGTAATGGTAGTTCTGGTTGTAGTCTCATTTTATTTAAAAATTCTTTAGTTACAAATGAATAAATCAGCGGTTCATTCATATCTTCTATATTTAAGTTATTAAATTTATCTAGATAAGACAAATAATCAGATGCTCTTATTTCATAAACACCAATTTGAATTACTTTATTATTGTATTTAACTAAATAAATTGGAAAATATAATATATTTTTATCTTCATAAGTATTTTTAGAATTACCAACTGCAATAATAACATCAATATCTTTTATTTCTAATTGATATAAATTAGCTTCCATTTTTAAATCTCCGGAATCAACACTTTTTAATTCAGGATAACTAATATCTCCATCTAATTTTGATAATACCATTATATAATTTATTAGAATATTTTATATTTAATAAATTATATACAAAATATTTATTCTACCAAAGAACAAATTTCTTCATAAATTTATCGTTTTTAAGTTCATTAATATAAAACCACATATTTTGTCTTTTAAAAACAATATCTGAGTTATTTAGCTCTGATTCAAATATAACTAAAAAATCAATAATTTGTTCTTTATTATATTTGTTATTCTTCAAATCCTTAGCAAATCCATAATATTCACATATCATTAAAAGTTCTTTAACATTATAATTCTCATTATAATTAATTATTTGTGGAATAGTCAATTCATCATTTAAATTAATATTGTCAATTTCAGCCATTAATTCATCAATATTAAAATCATTTTCCTGTTGCTTTTCAATTTCTTCTAGATAATAAGAAATTGTAATATTTTGTTCATCCGTTGACATTATTTAAATATATCAATTATTATTTAAATAATATTACCATCTAATATTAAATTAAAATTTTTCCTGAGGAAAAAATCATATAAATACCTACATACATTGCTAATAATCCAACAATTATATAACAACTATCTTTTGTTTTATTTATATAAAATTTACTCGATGTAATACAATTATATTTTCGGTTTGCATTAAGATAAATATCACTAGATGAATCCATAAGTAATTTAATAAAATTGTCTTTAAATTAAAAATATAATATTTATTAGATTTATAATATTTACATATCAATCAAATCCATGAACTTGAATAAAGTCTTGTTACTTAAACTCTTATAATCTTTTACTTTACTATTTGCAATTTTTTCGATAACTTCGCTAATAGTAAATCCGTCGATATTACTATAATCTTGACCATTATCATTTTCATATATATCTTTCTTATACAAAAGAGCAACTGTTTCAGTTAATTCATCAACTTCATTTTTTTTATTTTCAACCGAAATATATTCATATACCTTAGCCAATAAATTTCTAGTGATTTGCATAATATCATACTTAGGAATAATTCCAGCATACATTAAATTAATGTAAAATGCTGCTAATGATTTACGTTTCTCATTAATCTTATTAATATCACAATATTTACTATAATTTTCATTTGGGTCAACATATTCAATATTATTAAATAAATCAGCAAACTTACCGAAATTATCTTCATATGTAGTTTTAATAAAGTCAAATTTTGAAGATAAATCTGAATATAAGTCTGCATAAATTTTTGAATAAAATCTATTTGATGATGCAATATCAAATATGTTTGAACCAATATTACTTAAATTATAATTTCCATCTAAATTTTCTGCTACTAGTTTGTCAATAACTTCTAAAATTTTATTACGCATCTCGATATAATTTTTATCAGTCATTTTATTAATAAACATTCTTATAGTATCAAATTCAGCATCAATACCAACCTTGGTCTCAATCTTTGTTGTCTGAAACGTTCTAACGGAATCCCAATCATCATTATTTAATACTTCCATAGATTTATTACCTCTTTTCTTTTTTGCATTATCTTTAATTGGACCTGATGCAGATGTTGATTCAACCTTCATAGGGTTATCTCGCTTCTTGAAAACAGGTGTTCTTACATAATCTGGAGACCCTACTTGCATTGCCAAACTAGATATTTTTTCCATTACTTCATCAGAAACTACATAATCGAATCCTCTGAAAATAGTATCTTCAAATTGTTCCAAAGTATATCTTAAGGTTTTTGTTGTCATCTTGATAATGTATTATAATTTATGCTATTATATTTATATCAATTTTTTTTATAATATAATTATTATTAGAAATTTACTTAAATAGATATATGTATAATATATACATATGGAAACAGAAAACAACACTACTGTTAATGAAGCTTTATCTGAGGAAATAGTATTTGATTCCTCGGATATTAAAATACATAGTTGGGATGAACTCGAAATAAACGCCAACATTTTACGTGGAATCTTTGCTTATGGATTTGAAAAACCAAGTCCAATTCAACAAAGAGCCATAAAGCCTGTTATGCAAGGTAGAGATGTGATTGCACAAGCTCAATCGGGAACAGGTAAGACAGCAACATTTACTATTGGTGCTTTACAACGAGTAAATATTGCTGAACCAACAACTCAAGTTCTTATTTTATCTCCTACTAGAGAATTATCGACACAAACTTCAAAGGTTGTTTCTAATTTAGGAAGTTTTATGAATGGCTTAAAAATTCAAACTCTTTTTGGTGGGTCTGCAATTGAAGAAGGTAGCAGTTTCTCTAATAAAAATGTTCCTCATATTATTTGTGGTTGTACTGGACGAGTTTATGATATGATGAGAAGAGGTAATATTAGTAGTAAAACTATTAAACTTGTTATTCTTGATGAAGCTGATGAAATGTTGTCATCAGGATTTAAGGACCAAGTTTATAATATTTTTCAGTATCTAAGTAATGATGTACAAGTATGTTTATTTAGTGCAACATTACCAGACGATATTAATTATATTACTGATAAAATTATGCGTAATCCAATTAAGATTAGTGTTAAGCGTGAACAATTAACATTAGAAGGTATTGGTCAATATTATGTTGCTATAAATGATGATAGAGAAAAATATCTTACCTTAAAAAATATTTTTACATTCAACACATTATCTCATACTATTATTTATAGTAATAGTATTAAACGTGTGCAAGATTTATATGAAGCAATGTGCGAAGATGGTTTTCCTGTATGCAGAATTCATAGTAATATGGAGAAATCTGAACGAGATAAGGCATTCAATGATTTTAGAAGTGGAAATTCAAGAGTTATGATTTCATCTAATGTAACTGCACGTGGCATTGATATTCAACAAGTTAGCGTTGTTATTAATTTTGATTTAGCAAAGGATGTTCATACTTATTTACATAGAATCGGACGTTCTGGTAGATGGGGTAGAAAAGGTGTTGGTATTAATTTTATCACTAGACGTGATGTTATGCAAATTAAGAAAATTGAAGAACATTATTCTACACAAATTCATGAAATGCCTGGAGATTTAACATTTTTAAGTAAAATTTAAAAATATATTAAGATTAAAAAATAAATTATCATCAATTAGGTTATTCGTAAAATTAATTCATTATATTTCTAATTTAAATTATAATGAGTTCTGAATCAAAAATTAACGAAATTAATGACCATTTCAAAATTCCAATTTTTTATAATGAAAGCAAAGTAGAATTGAACAAAAATATTGTAAAAGATTTAGAATTAATTGAAACTGTTGATTCCTCGTGTAATCCTATTTATAATTTTTGTTTTGATAACGATAATGATGTTTCTAAAAAACTTAATCAACAATTATGTAAATACTATACAACTGATGTTAATTTTCTCAAAGAAAATCAAATACTTTTAAAAGATTATAAACCATTAGGTGTAAAATACACTGATTATTCTAATAATTATAAGAATATTGTTGATATTTGGAATGAATTAAAAGTCGATGCAGGATTTAAGGAGAGATATTATTTTGTTGAATGGGAAACGCTTGAATTTTTAAATAGGTCAGAATGGTTTCTACAATTTATGAGTGTATATAATTTATTATCACCTATTATCTCTCTACTTGTTCCTATTATAATTCTTATTATACCATTTTTTATTATTAAAATGAAGGGTTTACAAATTACAATAAGTGAATATATTGATGTATTAAAAAATGTTGCTAGTCAAAATGCAATTGGTAAATTATTTGTTGTCAATTTTGCAGAAATAAATTCACAAGAGAAATTATATATTTTTATTTCCGCTGCATTTTACTTATTCTCTATTTATCAGAATTTTATGGTATGTGTAAGATTTAATAATAACATGAAAACAATCCACAATCATTTTAATGAAATCAGAATTTACATTAGTCATACGATAAATTCTATGGAAAATTACCTTGAATATTCGTCTCAGCTTAAAACTCATCAAGAATTCAATAGTATTGTTAGAATGAAGTTAGATACATTAAAAGTTATGCATAAAAAAATAGAAATGATAACTGATTATAATATGTTTAATTTCAGTAAAATTAAAGAAATAGGATATGTATTCAAATGCTTTTATGAATTACATACAGATAAAATATACGATGATACAATTATGTATTCATTAGGATTCAATGGTTATATGGATTGCTTAAAAGCGTTACAACAAAATATTCTAGAGAGAAAAATAAACTTTGCTTTATTTATTGATGAATCAAAAAAGAGTATTTTAGAGAACAGTTATTATGCTTCATTAAAGAATTATAAACCTATTAAGAATACAATTAAGTTTAAGAAAAATATGATAATTACAGGACCAAATGCTTCAGGAAAAACAACTATTCTAAAATCAACGCTAATTAATATATTATTCACTCAACAGTTCGGTTGTGGATTTTATGATTCAGCAAAGATTAAACCATTTAATCATATTCATTGTTACTTAAATATACCTGACACATCTGGACGAGATAGTTTATTCCAAGCGGAAGCCAGAAGATGTAAGGAAATATTAGATGCTATTAGCGTTTCGCCAAAAGAAACACATTTATGTGCATTTGATGAATTATATTCAGGAACAAATCCGGAAGAGGCTGAACAAAGCGCAACATCATTTATGAAGTATATTACAAAAAATAAAAATGTATCATGCTTACTAACAACTCATTTTATAAAGATATGCAAGAAGTTGGAAAAAACAAAGACAATAATGAACTATAAGATGCTAACAGAAAAAGAAAATAATAATTTGAATTATAAATATACATTAATAGAAGGTATATCAAATATTAAAGGTGGCATGATTGTACTACGGCAAATGAATTATCCAAAAGAAATAATTGAACATATTAATATTCCGCAAGAAGGTGACTTTAAAAAATATTATAAATTATAAATTCTTATCATTTTTTATTTCATAAATTAATTCGTTAGTAAATAAATTAATTTATATAATCTTTTTGTAATAAAATGGCATCCTTAGCAGATTTATTTAATCCAACGTTTTTAATGTTTTTAGGAATATTAGTACTTGTTGTTGCACTGCTAGTTGTATATTTTGAAAGTAAAATGAGAGAACAAAATCACAAAATTACTTCTATGTTAAGTTTAGTATCTACATTAGCAGAGGATATGACTGGTATGAAAATGGGACTAAATCATTTAGCAATAAGAACTAGTCAAGGTTTAAAAGAAACAGATTTACCAGTTAGAGAGAATTTAGGAATTTTTGAATCAAATAAATTAATTGAAGTTTCTGATGATGAAGAAGATTTGGAAAGTAAGGATGAAAGTGAACAATCAGATGATGATGAAGAAGATGATGAAAATTCAGATGACGAAGATGAAGATGAAGATGAAGATGAACAGGAAGATGAAGATGAACAGGAAGATGAAGATGAAGATGAAGATGAAGATGAAGATGAAGATGAACAGGAAGTTAAAATTATTAAATTACAAGTATCAAATGAAGATGCAGAAGATAATAATTCATATGAAGAAGCAAATAATTTAGAATTTGATACCGAAGATTTGGAAGGTGATTTCGAATTAAATGATGAATTACCTGAAATTGGTGATGATTATGTTGAACAAGTATTAGACCTCAAATATGAAGCAAAACTTGAAGATAATGAAGCTTTAGAAGAATCTATTATTCCTTCAGCAAGTGATTTAAGAACAATTACTATTAATTTAGGAGATGAATCTCACGATACAATTGATTATAAGAAATTGCAATTGCCAAAGCTAAGAAGCATTGCTATTGAAAAAAATTTAACTACAAATATAGAAGCATCGAAATTAAAGAAACCTGAATTACTTAAATTACTTGGTGCTGAATAAGTTTTAGAAATTTTTATTATAATTATAAATTATATATGTCGTGGAGCAGTTGTTATAGCGGTTCTAATAATATAGATTTTAATTCTCCTGCGAAAATGTCAGATGGACGCAACTTTGCAACTTGGCAACCTGATGCTGTTATAAATGAGAGAATTCAGCGTAAAGAAGGTATTCATTCTAATTGGCAATATCGTCAGTTCCTCCAAAAAAATGGTGCTCAGATTATGAATTATAATAACCAAGAAGCTTGTTATACACTTGGTTTAGACACACATGTTAATACTGGTAAAACACCTTCTAGTAACGTTCCTTATACTTTTAAAGGAACATTTGATACAGGTAGACCAGGATTTGGTTACTGCAACTCAGACCTTAAAAATCCTTATTTATCTAGAGAAAAATTAAATTCCCGATTAATTTCTCCATCTATCAATCCTTCTGATTTTAAATAAAATATAAATATATTACATTTTATATATATATGGAGTCTCCGTATAATAAAACAATATACCAAAACAATATAATAATAAGTTTTTATTATTTATTATTATTATAATGAAAATACTATCAATTGATGTTGGCATAAAAAATTTAGCATTCTGTCTTTTTGATAAATCACCAACTGTTGAGAATTTTAAGATATCAAAGTGGGGTATTATTGATTTATCTGAAGCTGAAACATTTAAATGCAGTTTTAGTGAAAAAAATATTTTGTGTAATAAACCAGCAAAATTTAAGAAAGACGATAAATGTTATTGTGCAAAACATTCTAAAAAACAAGAATATAAAATTCCTTCAGCTCAACAAAAACCATCATTTATAAATAAGCAAAAAATTACAAAACTTTATGAAATAGCTGATAGTGATAATATTACATACACCCCAAAAATTAAAAAAGCAGATTTATCAAATTTAATAAATGAACATATACAACAAATTTATTTTGAAACAATTGAGTGTAAAAAAGCAAATGAAGTTGATTTATTTAATATAGGTGTAAATATTAAAAATAAATTTAATGAAATATTTAAGGACGAAGCAAACCCTGTGGGTAAAATAGATTATGTTATTATTGAGAATCAAATTGGACCATTAGCTATAAGAATGAAAACAATACAAGGTATGATAGTGCAATATTTTATTATGTCTAATTTAGATGTACAACATATTGAATTTATTTCAGCTTCTAATAAACTAAAAGATTGTGATACAAAAGATAAAGAAAAATATATTGATAGAAAAAAATTGGGTATAGCAAAATGTTTAGGAGTTATCTCATCGGATTTTAGATTTAATGAGCATCTAAATTATTTTAATGAACATAAAAAGAAAGACGATTTATCAGATGCTTTTTTACAAGGTTTATGGTTTATTAATAATAAAAAATTTTAGCAATTAAATTAAATTAAATTAAAAATATATTAATTGTAATTCGTATTACTTAAAATTAAATGTTCTATTTAATCAATAAATATGGCTGATTTAATGGAAATTACTGAACTTGATTTAAATGGTGGAGATTTTGGACGTTCTTCTAATTTTGGTGGAGGTTTAGAGCTTTTAATGAATGATAAAATGAGAGAAAGTTCTAGACCAACTAGTGATATTGATTTAGATGATTTAAATAAACTTGAAAATGAACTTAATGACTTAGTTGATGATATTCCTTCAAGTGGATTTGCACCAAAGTCTGACTTATTTGATAGACCATCTGTATCTTTTAGTGATGGACCTGGTATTCGACTAAATGGGTTTAATGAAGATTTAGGGCGCGCAACATCTGACACCGAAAATGATACTAAAACATGGGATGGTTATGGCAAATTTAATAATATTCCTATAAATCCTGATAAATCTGTTCCAATGGAACCTAGAATGTCAAAAGATGAAATGCTTAGAGAGAAATTTAAGTTTCTTCGTAAGCTTGAAGCATTAGAAAAGAAGGGTGTTGAATTATCTAAAAAATATTCTATGGATTCTTCTCTCCAAGAAATGCAAGGAGAATATGAAACTATTATGGAAGAAAAGACAAAGCAAAATTCTGTAAAGTTTCAGGGTAACATGCTTATGGCAATTATTAATGGAATGGAATTTTTAAACAACAAATTTGACCCATTTGATGTTAAATTAGATGGTTGGTCGGAACAAGTTCAAGAAAATATTAATGATTATGATGATATTTTTAGTGAATTACACGAAAAATACAAGAGTAAGGCATCAATGGCACCTGAGTTGAAACTTCTCTTTCAATTAGGTGGAAGTGCAATGATGGTTCACATGACTAATACTATGTTTAAATCTTCTATGCCTGGTATGGATGATATTCTTCGTCAAAATCCTGACTTGATGCGTTCATTCCAAAATGCTGCTGTTAATTCTATGGCTCAAACTAATCCTGGATTTGGAGGATTTATGTCTAATTTGATGACTCCAGAAGTTCCAAGAGGAATGGGACCACCACCACCTTTGGCTACTCAAGGACCTAACTCTATACCAACTCCTTTAGGAAGACCTGGTAATAATAATTTTGCTAGACCTGATTTAAATATGAGTAAGAGTAATTTCGAGGATGGAATTAATCTTAGAGAGAATTTTGAAAGACCAGATATGCAAGATAGAAATAGTAGAAGACAACCTTTAAGACCAGAAATGAAAGGACCAACTGATATTACAGATATTCTCTCTGGATTAAAAACTAAAACTATTAATATTCAACAACCTGTTCAAAATACAAACGATAATAGCACTATAAGTATTAATGACTTAAAAGATTTACAATCTGATGTTAATATGCCTAAGAGAAGTGGACGTAAAAAAAAGTCAGCTAGTAATACTATCAGTTTGGATATTTAGACATATCCTGAATAATAATTTGCATAATTTGAGGAATAATTATTTGGATAATTATTATGGTTTTGTATTGTAGAACTTATTTTACCTACTTCATAAATACTATGTGAGCCAAAATCATTATCATCATACAATAAAAAATCACTTCTTCTAAAAGGACATTCGCCTACAAATACTTTTGTATCCCTTATTCTTTTTCTATCTCTATAATTTTCTAAATTATTATTATTTATAACATTCTTTTCAACTCTATAATCTTCAATTGTATTTGAAATTTTACTATTTGAATAAAAAATAAATAATGCAAATATTACTAATATTATTAACCAATTAAACTCATCAATCATCTATATATTTATATTTTATAATTTTTAAAATATTAATTTATTTATATTATAACCAATCTTCTTTGCAGTTTTTAATCATTTTTTAATGCGATTTATGTATTTGCCATCTCTATAAACTACTACATCAGTATAATTATATGTATCAAACCATCTGGTAAGTTTTTAAATTTTTCAATAAATTCCATACTATAATACTTGTAAGTTTTTAAAGTTTTTTTTAAGTTTATTTAGTAATGCCATAAATGGTGTCTTATCTTGACCAAATAAAAGCGAATCATGTATAATTTTAATATTACCAAATAAGCTTTGTTTATTAAAATGCAGCCATAAAATAAATATAACAAATAATAAAATAGTAAATCCTATATCTTTCATTCTAACGGATTCATTTCTTAAATAATATAATGGCACTATTTTGATGAGAGTATTTATAATAATAAAATAGAAAATTGTCCGCTTACTAGTTCCATATATTAACATTAAAATCAACATAATTATATTATCTATTAATCCTAATATAATTGGAAATTTAGGTGAATATTTTGTTATTTTAACAGCATATAAAATATACCATGCATATATCCAATATGAAAATACCAAATCACCTCTTAATGCTGCCATATATATATATATTACTCAGATAATAAAAAGCAGCAACTTGTCATATATTGAAAAAAATTCATGCAAAAAAATGGGTCAGGTGTATTTGTATTAGATGATTTCTCATGTAATAATTTATTAGTAAGCTTATCTTTTTTTTCATCCACATTTAAGTATACATCTTCAAAGTTAAAATTTATTTCCTTTTCCATTATATATTTTAATAATTTATTTTTAATAATTTAGGTTAATTCAATATAAATAATAATACTATAAATAATTAATGAAGCCTAGAAATGAAAAGGATAAATTTTCGATGACTACTTGTTCAAAAACAGGTATTAAAATAAAAAAAACAGGCAACGATTACAAACAGGACCCATTTGCAGGAGTTGACCCATTTAAAAATCAAACTAGGGAAATTGAGAGGTTTGATGTTAATTATGATAAAAAACAATATGAAGCCATCGATTTAAATATTGAAAACTACTCAAGAGAAGAATTGTATAAATTATTTGGATTCAAAACTTCTATAATATTAACTGAAGAAAATATGAAAGAAGCTAAGAAAATTGTACTAAAAACACATCCAGATAAGTGTCGTTTAGATAATAAATATTTTGTTTTTTTTGGAAAAGCATTTCAAAAGCTTAAAGATATTTATGAATTTCAAAATAAAACTAATAAAAAAACTGAAGATAAAAATGAATACTACGACACTCAAAATGGTCAAGTTCTAGATAAAATGTTTGATATGAAAAAAGACCTTAAAGATAGCAATAATTTTAACAAATGGTTTAATGAACAATTTGACAAACATAAAGTAGAGGACCCTGTTGAACATGGATATGGAAATTGGCTAAAATCTGATGAAGACATCATTTTTACTCCTCAAAATATAAACAAGGATTCTATGGGAAGAGAGATAGAAAAGAGAAAAAAAGAAATTCAAGCACTAACACCATATAAAGGGATTGATAATTCATTTCTTTCATCATCTGCTGGTGGTTCTTCATTAATGGAATATAATAGTAATTTTACGTCTGGTTCATTATTTAATGGAGGAGGAGGTGGTATGGGTTATACAGATTTAAGACAAGCATATGTTGAATCTGTTATTCCAGTAACAGAAGAAGATTATAATAAGGTGCAAAAATTTAAATCTATTGATGAATATAAACGTCATCGCAATACTGTAAATACAATTCCTTTAACTAAAGAAGAATCTATGCGTCAATTATATAAACAAGATAAGCAGCAAAATGAAGAATCTGCAGCATTAGCATTTTATCATGCTCAACAATTAGAAAAAGCTAAGCAAAATAATGATATATTTTGGTCTGGACTTAAGCAAGTAACAAATTGGTAGAATATATTTTCAACAATTCAAATTTAAATTGCGTCATTCATATATTAACTATAAAATTTATCTATCCACGAAACCCTTTTTTAAACCCTTTGGGAACAATTTGTTGTTGGCTTTTTGTTCCAGTGCGTCATGGTTTTATTCTTTTTCTTTGACCAAATTCCTGTTGATTTTTCTCTATTGAACCATTATTATGTGAATAATTTTTATATTTATTTTTAGTTAATGTATCATAATCTCCATCAAAAAAATCTGATAACCTTGCTGGACGAGAAAATATTTGAGTTGTTTCTGTTTCTAATTCTAATTCTTTTTGAGACATTAATATAATGAATTATGATAATATTTTTAAATTCTTTTAATATGATAATACTATATATATAATGAGCAATAAAATGGAAAATGGATTATTTATATTTAGAAGAGATTTAAGAATTGTGGACAATAATGGATTAAATTTTCTCTCGGAGTTATGTAATAATATATATACAATTTTTATTTTTACTCCTGAACAAGTCGGTTCTGGCAATAAATATAAGTCAGCTAATTCTGTTCAATTTATGATTGAATCGCTTCAAGATTTGTCATCTGAAATTAGTAAGGAAGGAGGCAAATTACATACATTTTATGGAGACAACGAAAAGGTTATTGCCGATTGTATCAAATCATGGGATATAAATATTGTTGCGTTTAATTTGGATATTACTCCTTATAGTCGAATGAGAGATGATGGAATAGTAAAAATGTGTCAGCAAATGAAAGTGTTCGTCACATATACTCCAGATTATTATCTTTGTCAGCCAGATGAAGTGCTAAATGGGTCAGGAAATCCATATGTCAAATTTACGCCTTACTTTAATCAAGCAAAAAATAAAAAAGTAGAAAAACCTATTACTAAAAAATTACATTTTAAGAGTTCAGAATCTCATATACCAAATAAAATAACATTTGATTCGGCGATGAAAAAATTTGTAGGAAAAGAAAATCCTGATATTTTGGTAAGAGGTGGTAGAACAGAGGCATTGAAACAAATGCGAGTCGCATCAAAAATCATAAAGCATTATGCTGAAACTCGCGATGAATTATCAAAGCCTACCTCGCATCTATCAGCATATATTAAATTTGGGAATATAAGCATACGCGAAGTGTATTACGCTTTTAAATCTAATCACTCCTTTATTCGTCAGCTATATTGGAGAGAATTTTACAGTCAGGTTCTATATAATCATCCACATGTTTTAGGTAATAGTTTAAATAAAAAATATGATAAAATAAAATGGCATGATAATAAACGACTTTTTGATGCGTGGACTAAAGGTATTACTGGAATACCTATTGTAGATGCTTCACAGAGACAACTTTTGCAGTCAGGATGGACACATAATAGAGGTCGTATGATTTCTTCCAGTATATTAATAAAAATATTATTGATAGATTGGAGAGAAGGTGAACGCTTTTATGCTCAGCATTTAGTAGATTATGATGTAGCAAGTAATTCCGGAGGGTGGCAATTTTCAAGTGGTGGAGGTAGTGATGCTCAACCTTATTTTCGCTACTTCAATCCATATATGCAGTCAAAAGAACACGACCCAAAATGCGAATATATTAAGACATGGATTCCCGAACTTAAAGATATTCCAAACGAGGATATCCATAATTGGGATACAACATGGGAAAAGCATAAAGATTGCGGTTATCCAAAACCCATTGTAGATTATAAAGAGCAGAGAGAAAAATCTATTAAGATGTATAAGGATGCTTTATACTAAAATAATATTTGTTAAAATGCGATATTAAATACTCAAAATCAATTTTTAATTATGAAGAACAGAGAGAAGAATTAGTTATTTATTTTAATTTTAATTATAAAGTAAAATAAATGTCAGAATCCAATACATTATATTCCAAGGAAGGATTTAGTTTTTTAAAAAATGAAAAAAACAATTATAGTTTGTCTTTTGAAATGGAAAATAATAATATTAATTTATCAAAGATTATTGATTTTAATTTAGTAAAACTTATTTACGATTTAAACTCAGATATTTATGAAAAAGTAAATCTCCAAATTATAAATGATAATGAAGCTAGAATTGTTTTACTTATGAAACACTTATTTGAAGAGCTAGGATTACCTCAACGTTTTTCTAATATTTATATGACAAAAATTGTTGAAGAGAATAATATTAAATTTGTATCACAAACTATTAAGTCTGAACGACCACAAAATATGCCTCCTGATGCTGAATCAATGAATATAAAAACTATGACATTTAATTGCAATTTACTTACTCAACATAAAATTAAAGTTACATGTAATATATTATTTGAAGATATAATGAATATTCCAGAAGTTATAGAAAAAATAGTAGGATTAATTTTATATAAAATATTTAACAGAGTAAAACAATTTATAGAAAACGTTAGAATGTAATTATATGAATATTGAAAAAAATATTAGGTCCGTGTTATTTTTATTGAATGCATTTTTTATTTTTATAACTGAAGCATTAATATATGCTATATTTCGCGATTATTCTTTTTTTATTGACAGGTTATCAATACGTTTAGCTTCAATAAATATGTTATATGTAAAAATTTTTCAAGCATTTGCTTTAAATAATAGCTTAATTGATGATAAAACTAATAATAATCTTCTTAAATTTACTGATAATGCCCCTTGGACTTATTCTGATATTGATTTATATCAATTAATTGAAATGTCAGATAAATTCAATTTACAATTACCACATGGATATGAAAAACCAATAAATGCAGGAATGATTTCCTTAGTTTTTAGAGGTTATGATAATAATAATTCAAATAAACAAGTAATAATTAAAATGAAACGTAAAAATATTCAACAAAAATTAGATGAAGCTATTGATAATTTATTATTTTCAATGTATATTTTATCATTTATTCCTATTATAAATAAATACCAATTGACTGAAGTTGTAAACAAAAATGTTGAAATAATTAGACATCAAACAAATTTTTTAGAAGAAATAGATAATATGGATAGAATTAGAGAGAATTGTAAAAATTTAAAATATGTAAAAATTCCAACTGCAAATAGACAAGTAACAGAAGAGTATCCTGACATTATATTGATGGAATGTATCGAAGGAATAAAAATTAATCAAATTAAAGAAGAAGATTATGAATCATTTGCTAAATTAGTTGTCAAATTTGGTATTGTTACGACTATTATGCATGGAGTTACTCATGGAGACCTTCATAGTGGGAATATATTATTTATTAAAGATTCTAAAGACACCAAGTATCCTCACAAAATTGGTGTTATAGATTTTGGTATTATTTATAATGTTGACATAAAATATAAAGGAATATTATTTGATATATTTACTCAATTGTTTGAACAATCGCCTCGTGAACCGGCTGAAAAATTATTGAATTCTGGTTTAATTGACCCTCCTGGTATTTTACAGAAAATTTCTAAGGATAATTATAACAATATTATATCTTTGACAGAAGAAATTATATCAGAAACTATAAATTCATCTAAAAAAGCTAATCAAATACAGATTTATAAATTTATATCGAATCTCAAAGAATATTTGTCAAAAGATGAACTAGCTAATTTAGGTATTAGACCTAGTGATGATTTTGTAAAATCACAATTAGTTTTAGCTATGTCTCATGGTATAACATTTACATTATGCAAGGGTGATTATATTACTATAATGGATAAAGCCATAAATGAATTATTTAAAACTAAATTACTTTTAGATTACACCGACCCAAAATAAAAATTAGATTTCAAATACCGATTTTACTATTTCCAATTATTCATACTAAGCCTAAAAATGTTCGTCCTATCTTACTTGTAGCAAATATACCAAATCCTGAAGCAATTTGTAAATAAAATATATTACTTTTTTTGGTACAACATATTAAATAGAGAGATAAAAATATAAAAAGTAAAGAAAAAAACCAAAATAATTGAGTAAAATTATCCATTATAATATATAAGAATATAAAATAAAATAAATTCAAATAATCCAATCAGTATTTGAATTTGTTGCACAAGTCTTTCCATAAGAACATACATAATAGGTTATTTTTTTGATAATTTAAAGAATTTTTCTTCATAATTATTTATAGTGTCTGTAAATAAGAGGACTTAGTTAACATCTTTCAATTTTATATATAAATTTATATTTAAAATTGAAATAAATTAAATACTAATTTATATTATTTATAAATGGAAATTAATATATCAACAATGAACCCTACTTTTATATTTGTAGACGGAAGCTATTATTGCTTTTATCGCTATTTTGCATTACTACAATGGTGGAAAAATGCTTATCCTGACGAACCTCTTGACGACCCATATCAAAATGAAAAATTTGTTGAAAAATTTCGAAAAACTTTTGTTGATAATTTACAGCAAATGCCTAAAAAGCTTAAAATTAAAAAAGAACCTGTAAAACCTATTTTAATTGTTGGCAAGGATTGTAAACGAGAACATATTTGGCGGAATGACATATTTAAACATTATAAAGCGAACAGAGTTAATGGTCCTGAAGATGGATTTATGGGTGGGCCCTTCTTCAAAATGGCTTATGAAGAAGAACTTTTTCAAAAAGGAGGAGCAAAGGCAATTCTAAAACATCCTAAGTTGGAAGCAGATGATTGTATTGCTTTATCTGTAAAACATTTAGTGCATAGATATCCTAAGTGTCATATTTATATTATTACAAGTGATAGAGATTATTTACAATTAAATGCAGATAATGTAGATTTATATAATTTAACATACAAAAATATTGCCGAAAAGAACTCAACTGGAAATGCTGAAGATGATTTGGAAATTAAAATTATTATGGGTGACACAAGCGATAATATTCCTTCAGTATTTCCAAAATGCGGACCAAAAACGGCTTTAAAATGTATTGAAGATCCAGAATTCTTTAAAAAGAAGATGAATGACAATCCAGAATATTATAAACAATATAAACTTAATCAATTATTAGTAAACTTTAATAACATTCCAGAGAATCTAGTAGAAGAATTTATGAATTCAATCAAAAAATAATTTGTAATTTTTAACGTTTTCTATGTTTTCTAGTTCTTTTGTTTTTTCTATAACGTTTTACAGTCTTATTTTTATAAAACTTACGATGCTTTCTAGTAACCTTTCTCTTTTTACCACCCAACGACCTTGTAGAACTTGTAGAAGTTACAGGAGTTCCAGTATCACTATATGTAAATACATCCTTACCATATTTAATATCAGTTTCTCTTTTTGGTTTAATTAAACCCTTGGCAACTTTTTCTTCGTATCTTTGTTGACCTAATGCGGCACGTCTAGCGCGTTCTTCTACAGATATTCCTGAAATACCTGAAGAGGAAGCAATAGGAGTTCCTCTATCAGCGTTAACCTTAATAACAATTTCACCCATTAATTTAAATATTCTCTCTTTAAGAACTTGATAACTCGGTAAATTAGCAACAGATGTTCCTTGTTGTAAAACTTGTTTAATATTTACTTGATTATTAATAAAATTATCAAACAATTTATTATTTAAACATATCATTCCAATCATTTCTTCATAAGAATCTTGATGAAATGAGCCAGAAAATATACTTGTAAAAGTATCATTTTTGAGAGAAAAAGTAGCATAATCTTTTTTATTCATACCTATTACCTCTAATATTTCTTTATTCTGAGCTTTACTGGTGTGAGATTTAAGTAACATATATGCTAGACCCATACCAATTAAATAAGCAGAAGCTGTTTTGTAAGGATTACTAGTATTACTTAAATAATTTGCCTCGATAATTGATTTCATTTTTTCAAGAACATTTATATATGTAAAATAAGTATAAAAAAATGGATCTGAACTACATTGTGGACCTATTGTATTATAATAAGAAGTCATCATAGAATAAATTGGTGTTAATGGATGAAATCCAAGTTTAAAATCTAACATAAGATTTTTTCCTGCACTTGTTTTATCTTGTGAACTATATAACCCAGTTGCTAAATTATTTAAATCAACAATTGCTTTATAAGTTTTAGGATTGAAACCTCCACCTCGTTTATGACGTCCTCCAAATGAACTAGAAGTAGATGAAAGTTTATCTCTCAAGGATGCAATAATTGGATTATTTTGTAATTCAGATAATTCCTCTTCACCGCTAGTAATTACATCTGGAATATTTTGTCTAATTTGATGAATAAATTCGCTTATAGCAGGTTCATTATTATTTTTCAATAATACACATGTTAATAATGGCCAAATAATTTGTTTAACACTCATATCACATATAACTGATTCAGCATTTATTCTTGCATTAGGGTTAGGATTATAGAAAGAATCCAAATATCCACCACCAATTTTAACATTAGCACCTTCAGAAATGTCAACGCCTTCAGAAATGTCAACGCCTTCAGAAACATCATTAGTATAATTCGTTTCTTTACCAGGATATCTTAATACGTCTAACTCCATTTTATCGGTTCTTAAAAGAATGTTATCAGTTGATATAGAATAATCAATTAATGATTCTGTTTTTTCAAAAATTGGATTAATATCTTCTGGAGTAGTAGCTTTACTATGTTCAATAAATACAAATGATTCATATATTAAATTAGCAAGTGAATTATAAAAAAGTTCAGTTGAACTTAAACTACCTGTTCTTGAAGAACGAGATGAAGCAGCTGCTTTACTTATAACAATATATTCTTCAAGTTTAGATGTCAATGAAAGTAAAATATTAAGTAATTTTTCTCTACTTGTATCATCCAAATCTTGAATAAATGGCAAAAATATATGAGAATCGGTTGTTCTCTCGCCTTCATGTGATTTGTTATAAAATTTAGATAATCTATCATATTCAAATAATTTATTTTCAGGTTGAGTTTTGATACCTTCTTCAAGAAGTTTTTTAGCACACTTATATACATCTAATTTTGGAACATTACTAATAACCCAAGTATTAAATGCGTTAAAAAAATCACCTTGGGCTGGAATAATTCCAAATCTATCTTGTATTCCCTTAATATTATTTAATGCTTTGCTAAAATTAGCTACTTGTGTTTTAATTTCGTCTGTGTATTCGCCACTAAATATTTTTCTATTTGATTCAATAAATATAATATCTTTTTTAACATCAACAAGATTAACTTTAATAAATTCTAACTCAACAGCCATAGTAAACATTTGTTGAACACTTGAAGTTGTAATTTTTTGAAAATCTACAATAGGATTTTTACCTTTTAAAGTAAAAGCATCAATATCAGCTTTAATTTCGTCACATTTATTATAAAAATTAATAATTTTTCCTTTAGAACGTGCATTTCCATTTAAATAACCATCTCTATCAGTTGTATATTTTTTAGATGTTATTAGTAATCTGGATAACTGTTCAGCTGCTGGATTGCTTGGATCCCATTTGGTTTTAATTCCTTCAAATAATATTTCTTCTATAGGTTTTCCAGAACTTTTAAGTGTTACATCACCTGTATTTTTAAAAACAAAAATACGTCCATAATAATCAAGATAAATTACATTTACACCATTTAAGAGAGCAAAAGAAACCGCTATTCTATCATGTGTTACCAAGTAAACAGGGCATTTTGATAAAAGTTTAGTTGGTCTTCCTCTTGTAGGTAAAATTGGTGTTATTATACGATTTCTCGCATCAATGCAGCATAAGGCTTGAAACCAATCACCGCCTCTTTTTTGTTGAATTTTAGAATTAAAATTAAATTTAGCAGCATCATCGCTTTTAGTTCTAACTGCAACGAGTAATTTTCTTAAATACCCTAAAACAGTTGTAATACTATTTTCACCTTTACTATCTTGAATTGTATCTGTTAATGGTTTACCTGGAATAATATCATATTTAATATTAAGTGTTGTTATTAGTTTTTCTGCTTTTTGTTTTGTAAATATTTGCTTAATTGGCGATAAGGTAAAATCATAATTTGAGAAAAAATTATTAGATGGACTTGGATCAGAATCATCAAATCTAGTATAAGCAGTAGAAACATCATCAGTTTGAACATATGACTGTAATCTAACACCATTATCTTGAATATCAAAAAGACTTCTATTATTAACATTTGGTTTTCCTGCTGGGTCATTAACAACTTCAGGAGTCATTAAATAATGAACTTGAAAATCAGTTTTAGTTCCAGTAGTTAAATCTTCTATAAAATGATGTTGGCTAAAATCAACAATAATTGCTGCTTCATTTTCATCTTCTCCCAATTTTACATTTTCAACAAATTTTTTACCAAAATCACTTTTACATGATATAGCTGTTAAATTTTCTCTCTTAAAGTTTACATTATTACTACAATTAGTTACAAATCTAACAACTTTATATTTAAAAAGAGGCATTCCAGAAACACCAATATCAAATACACTATATCTTCCATTATATTCACTAGTACAGTCAGGAACAGAATCAAGTGCTCTATCTAATTCCTCTTCACGACCATTAATTATAATAGTATTACCTTCTGTATCAGCACTAAGCATAACTGCAGCAAATGCTTCACCCTCGTGATATGATGTTGTAGCAGGAACAGGTATACCTGAATCAAATGCGGCTCTAACATACTGTTCAGTTTTATAAATACTATCCTTAAATACATCTTTTAAGTCATGATGAGCATCAGACCTTGACAATTTAGCAACCTCGTTCTTAAAATTAGGATTTTTTTTATTTTTAGGTGTAAGAATATTTATAAAATTTGAGGTGTCTTTAGTATCTTTTACTATATCCATTGCTGTAAAATCACCTTCAGTTGAAGCGACATTTTTTATTGTCCCAATTGTTGGTGCTAATGAAAAAATAGTTTCAGGATTTTCTATAGAGGATGGACTAACTTTGCGTGCACTTTTAAGAGATTTTGATTTTTGAAAATCAGATGTGATTATATCTTCTATACCAATAGGAGAAGCATTTTCAAAATCCAAATCTGATGCTCTTCTAGTGCCTTTTTTGGGTTTTGAAAATAATGTTTCTATTTCTAATGATTCATCGTTTTTCAGTATTGACATTATATAAATATATATTTATTTTTTTTATAAAATCTAAATATTAATGGTTAAATTATCTTTAATAAAGTATGCCTCTCCGTCTCTATTCCATTCAACTACCATAGTAATTATTTCTACTCCAGATTTAACAGCTTCTGTAAATGCTTCTCTATATTCTGGGTCAATTACTGATGGTTGAAATCTATTAACATCTGTTCGTTGTATTACATAACACATAATACAACGAGTTTTTGACATACGTTTAATTAACGCTAATTCATTAATATGTTTTAATGCACGCGGACTGATAGTGTCAGTGCTTTTTTTTCGGTAACCGTCAGGAAAATATGCAACCTTTGAATTTATATCTCTGTCATCGAAACACAATTTTTTTCTATCTTTCGCAGTTACATCTTCATAATCAGCAAGCGGAACATTTTTAATCTCCATTATAAATGGTAATTCATTTTCATCTATTCCACTAAAATCAAATCTTGAATCAACAAGACCAGGAACATAAATTTTTGTTTCTCTTTTATAAGTTTTTACATTTTGAAGTCTAGATAACAAATTATTTTTAAGAGCTGATTCAGCTAAATCTTCTGCCAATTTAGGATAAATACCAACAATCATTTCTCTTTCTTTCTCTCTAATAATAGAAAGATAGACTCTATATTCACAATGAAGCTTATCTGAATTACTATTATTTTTTGTTTTAGGCACAAGAGACATTAAAACAGATGCACCTACATCTGCTAATCCACAACATCCTAATGATGCAGTGTGTCCTAAAATCATATTACTAGTTGAACATATTTTAATATCTGCAACATAAGGTGTCTTGATATATTTCGAAGGCCTCTTAACAACTTCACCTTCAATTAAATTGTTTAACTTGAGAATTAATGACATTTTATTTGTATACTTTATTTAGTAGACAATTATTAGTTTTCAATTTTAATTTTTTTAAATATAATAATATATTATTATGAACACAGTAGTCAAAAAAGAAGAAAAAAAAGATGCAAAAATTATTTATCCAGACCAATTAAATATTACAATACGAACCACTGTTCCTGGATATCAAAAAATAGAATATAAACCATCGATGACAATCAAAAATACTGATGAAAAAACTGTAAAATTTAATCCTTTAATTAAACTCAATAAATCAAAAATTAATACAATTCCAGAAGAATATAGAATTAAAGAGTTTTTTAATAAAGGATTATTTCAATCATTATTAAATTATAATGGAGAGATACCAGTTAAAAGTTTAGTGCAAGCTACACAATATGGTTATGTTGATAATAATATTAAAGTAACATTAGACACCATATTTCCAGTCGGCTCAGTTATTTATATTGGTAAAAACCCTTACGCTATAGGTGATATTCAATGGACATCTGGCGATTGGAAGATTGAGGTTAAGCAAAAAAAGAAAGAAATTGACCCAATTAAAATCACAGACCCTAAATTATATACACAATTAGTGAAAGAAGAAATTATTAGTGGTGAAGAGCAATTAAACCAAATACCAGCAGTTATTTTAACTGGTGTAAATTATACTGGACCTCCAACGAGACCACCTCAATCAGCGCCACTTGTAGTAACATCACCACCTGCAATAGTAGAACCACCTTCCAATATTCCATTGCTTTTACCACCGCAACAAAATATAGAGGAATTATCTCCAGAAGAAGAAAAATTATATGATTCTTTCAAAAAAGATTTAAAAATTAGTATATTTAATACTTCTTTTTTTAGAAAATATTTTCAAAATAATAAGTATTTTGAGTTAATGAGAATAATATTCAGTTATTTCCCTTCACTTGTTAAAAATAATATACATAATTTTTATTATATTACAACAAATAGTATTCCTAAAAAACCTTCAGATTTATTAAATAAATCATCCTATGATAAACTTTGTGAACAAGTAACTATTTTACAAAGTCCAATGAATGGAGATTGTTTTTTTTATGCTGTTGCTGACGGTATTAATATAAATAATTATGAAAATCAAAATTCAAAGATTGTTTATAATAATTATGGTATTAACAATTTATTTACTATAAAAGTTTTGAGAGAAATTGTTTTTAGATATATAAGACAATTAGATGTTGAAATAGTAAATAATATGTTATTAGTTGCAGAAGTATCTAAAGATTTATTAAATAATAAATTTAAAGAAGCAGTAGAACAAACAGAAAGAGAATTTAACACTGAGCTTACAGATGAACAATATTTAGATATAATAAATAATATATACAATTCTGATATTAACTTTTTAGTAAAAAAACCAGAAAGATTACCACAAGAGAGTGATTTATACTATACACCATTCAAAGTTGTTACTAATTTAGAAATTGAACGATATATTTTGAGCAAAAATTATTGGGCGAATGATATTGCAATTGATGCAATATGTGATATATTAAAGATATGTATAATTCCAATTGAAAAATATGATTATCAAACTACAGTTAGAGTATCAATAAAAACAGTAGATAGATTAAAAGCTTTAATTTCAAATAATAAATTAATAAAAGACGAATGTTCGAAAAAAATAATGTTTCTTTTTTATAAAAAAAATCACTATGAGTTGATAAGATTTAAATATTTTGTAAAACCTATCAGTAAAATAATTGGACAAGGTATTAGAGAACAAAAGCAAGTTCAATATGTTAGTAAATGGTTTACAATATTTAATAATAATAATTTAGCTCCTCCAATTCATATTTTAATGTTAATTTATGGCGTATCATATTCTAGTATAATTGATGTAGAATCGAAAAATGAATTTAGCATTTATTTACCAATAATGAAACAAATAGATATTGCATGTAAAAAAATATTATATTCGTATAAAAAAGATGTTTTTATAGAGTTTTTTAATAATTTATTTCCAAATAGAATACCTATTCAATCAAGAATTATTCAAGAAGACTCAATGCTATATAATTCAAATGAATTGCTTCTAGAAAATGCCGAAGAAGAGGAAGAAAGTATGATTGCAACACGAGAACCTAATTTAAATGATGAAACTGTAGACATGGATGGAGGGCAAAATATATATCCTCCTTCATATAGATATCCAAGACCAGGATATATAACAAAAAAACCAGAAGACAGTGATTCATCAAAAATCGCATATTCGATAACGATTGATATGGAATTACATCCGGGAACATCATTGACACCTCAGCAAATTAGTGAATCAAAATGCAATACAAAATATAATGCAATAAGAAAAGCATTTGCCGAATTTACAGGCAAACCATATATTATATCACCAGTATACAATAAAACCATTAAAAATAAGAATGCATCTAATGTTCCAATACAAACAAAAGAAATAAAAAGATTCGATAACACTAGAAGAAATGATGCACCTGCTGCGTCATTAGGAGGAAAAACAAGAAAACATAAATATTAAATTCCATATCTATTATATGACAGATATAGAACAAAAATTACTGAAAATTTTGCAAGATGTGGCAAAAAAATAATATATATTACACCTTTGCACAATTAAAACGCCGACTTAACAACGAAAAAATATACAAAGATAATAAAAATTTGGTTAGTATTCGTGTTGAAACGGATATGAATTTTTAAGAATTTACTTCTCTATAAAATATTTCTGGTCTTTTCCATGTATTCAATACAGATTTAACTATATTTAACATATTCTGCACAGCATTCTTATCTCTATTATGGAATATTTCGCTTTTATGCTTAATAAAAAATTGATATAAAATAATTTTTATTAATATAAGTAAAATTATAATGACTGAATTATTTATTAAAAAAGCTGAAATCAAACATGGAAAAATATATAATTATTCTAAAAGTGAATACAAAGATGCAAAAACAAAATTATTAATAATATGTAATAAACACAATTTTGAATTTTGGATGACACCAACAAATCATTTATCAGGACAAAAATGTAAAGAATGTTCTATGGAAAATAGAAAAAAATTAAGAAATTATGGTAATGAAGGTTTCAAACAAAAGGCTATTGAAGTTCATGGAAATAAATATGATTACTCAAAAGTTAATTATGTTAATAGTAAAACAATTATTACTATTATATGTAAAGAACATGGAGAATTTACACAAAGACCAGACAAACATTTACAAGGTCATAATTGTATTTTATGTAGTAATAAAATACGAGCAAAAAATAAATCTGATTCAAATGAAATTTTTATTAAAAAGGCAATTGAAATTCATGGTTATAAATATAATTACTCAAAAGTTAATTATGTTAATAGTCAGACAAAAATTATTATAATATGCAGTGAACATGGAGAATTTATACAAATACCAGCTAACCATTTACAAGGAAATGGGTGTAATAGCTGTGGTAATATATTAAGAAAAAATAAACAAATTCTTGGATTAGAAATTTTTATAAATAGATCAAAAATATTATATGAAGATAATTACGATTATTCAAAAACAGATTATATAAATATTGATACAATATGTGTTATAAAATGTAAAAAACATAATTATGAATTTTGGCAAACACCTTATAATCATTTAAATTATATTGGTTGTAAAAAATGTTCGGGACAAAAACATTCATATAAATCTATACAATGGTTAAATTTTATATCAATATTTTACAATATACATATTAAACACGCTGAAAATGCTGGCGAATATAAAATATTAGATACAAAATATAATGCTGATGGTTATTGTGAAAATACCAATACAATATACGAATTTCATGGAGATTTATGGCACGGAAATCCAAAAATATATAATTCAATTGGTATAAATCCAATATCTAAAAAAAATTTTGGTGAATTATATCAAAAAACATTAGAAAGAGAACAATTTATTAGAAATTTAGGTTATAATTTAGTTGTTATGTGGGAATATGATTGGAACAAAATAAATAAATCAATAAAAACATTACAAAGAAAATTTCGTAATTTTAAACTCCATTAATTTCTTGTTGTTCTTTTAATTTTGCTTTACCGTTTAAATGTGCAAAGGTGTAAATAACTTAAAGACATTTAAATCAAAAATTAGTATATATTATTAAACTACTTAAAGAAATATTCGCAAGTATCATCCTGCACTATTGATTCATATTTAAAATTATTATCATCTAGATAATCTTTAACTTCTTCGTCGTATTTGCTGTAAAAACTATCAATATCTCTTGTCAAAACCCATAGAGAAATTCCTGAAGGAACTGATATAATAGTATATTGATATTGCTCATTAATTACTTCACCTAATTTTACTACCCAATAAGGAGAGTCTTTTGGAACACCATCCAAATGAACAGTTAATTTTCCTGGTTCACTTGTATTTGTATAATATCCATAACCCGATATTTGGTCTAATTCATTATTTGAATCTATTTGCGAATTTAACACACTTATATATCCATTTTCCAATAAACCATATTGTGCTGTTATACATTTACCATATCCTTGAAAAATAACATTTGTTGGTGCACCATATATTTGATACCAATTACCCAAGTATTTATCAACACTTAATTCATTTACAGTTTCAGGTGATTTAGAACCACGAAGCGTTTGACAATCACAGAATCGAGAGAACAAAAATAATAAAAATATATTAATAAAGTACATTATATATTAATTATATTGTATTAATTTATTTAATATTGTTTTATAATTAATTACCATTTTGAAATCTCTCAAAATCAAATTTTGAATAAGCTTCTTTTTGGGATTTACGTTGTTTCTCTCTATTGGCTCTATCTAATACTGCTAATGCTGCAGCCAATTCTGGGTCTGTTACATTTCCATCATCGTTTGTATCTATTAATTTATGTAAAACTCTATATTGCTGAGGCACAATACACAATGAACACTCTTCATTAAATAAATAATCAGAGAGAATTGTAAATACTGCAGTTAAACCCAATGCTGTATAAATATCACGAGTACCCATCCATGCCATTGAAAATACTAATAATTGTTTACTTACCGAATATTTCATATATTCCTCGGTTGATTTGCTAAACTGTATTTGAATAAATTTTGAACCAACGTTAAGAAGAATCATTATTACACCAGCAAAAAATTTACTATTATTTAAATACATAATATGTTGATTCATATAAGAAATACCATTAAATAAAGGTGTAAATATTGTTGTTTTTCCACCAGCTTGGAGAGCAGAAGGTTGGTTATTTATATTTATTGGTTGTGGTGGTTGCGTTGTTGTAGACATTATACTAAAATAACATATTATTATTTTTTTTACATTATGCCAAATTTTCTAAAAAGATTTGAAATATTTGTTGATGATTTATCATAAAACCCCTCTACATTTCTTCTTATATTTCTCTCTATTGGTCTATATGACTCTTTAACTATTTTTGGAACAAATGCTTCTTGATAAGTATTTTCTGTTAAGGCACAACAAATTAATATTATGACAAATAATACTATTGATGAATTATATATAAAAGTATTCATATATATAATTCTAATAAATTAAAATGATGCATAAGAATCTGAGAAAACAGATTTATCAGTTGGGTCTACTTCATTTATTTGTTCTCTCGATTTATTGAAAACTGGAACTGTACTTGATTGTTTGCCTCTTAATATATTTAACTCTCTGTCAGAAATACAAAAACCTTCTCTTCCACCAAAACTTTCTTTAGATGATGTAGCGGTAGTTTGTGAAGAATTTCCATCGGTATTTAATACAGGCATTTTTTTCTTTAATATATCTTCTTTAGCTTTATCTTGGGTTAATTTATCTTGGGTTAATTTATCTTGGGTTAATTTATCTTTCATAATTGTAGAATTACCGGAACCATCAAAACCTTCATAAAAATTATAACTTTGAACAACACTTATATCATTCTGGTTAAATGCAATTATAACGAATAAAACAGCTAATAAACCTAATATTTTATTTGTGTATGCTATAAGAATTATTAATGCTAAAAGTATTATTCTACCTGAAGGTGTATCTGTTAAAAAATCAAAAAATCTGGATTGAGACAATAATATCACTAAAATGAGAGTGATACCTATTCCCATATTATTTTTACTAACAAGCTTAATATCCATTATATAAATTATATGATATAATTTTTTCAAAATTTATTATTTCAGTCTGTTTAACAAATTATTATCTAAATTTTTAATAAGAGAATGTCTTTAGCAATGTTCGCAGCTCCAATTGATGATAATGCAAATATAACATTACCAAATAATTCAGATAATTCAGATAATATTCTTAATCAAAAACGTCATAAAAGGACTCAAAGAAAGTATCCTAAAATTGAAAACTTTGATAATAATAAAGTTAATTCTATTTTAAAAGAAATTCATAATACTACGGATGACGATGATGATGATAGAGATGCATTTAATCCTCCACCTAAACCAGAATCTATGGGAGCATTAAAAACTACACCACCTAAAGAAAGTTTTGTAAGTCCTTTAGGTAGAAATGTTGGTAGAGCTCCTAGTCCTAATTATGAAGGTGGTGATGATTTAGACCTTAATGATTACAGCAATTATGGTGACAATAAAACTATTGAAGAATATTATAAGTCTGTATTACCTGATTATAAACCACAAAGAAATTATGTTAATAGACCTTATTATCCTGCACAAAATTCAGAAACAAATAATTCTTATCAATCACAATCACCAGATGTATTGATGCAAAAACTTAATTATGTTATCTCTCTATTAGAAGACCAACAAGATGAAAAAACGAATCATGTAACCGAAGAAGTTATATTATATTCTTTTTTAGGAATATTTATAATCTTTATTGCTGATACATTTGTAAAAGCTGGAAAATACACTCGTTAATTACTTATACAAATTATAATTTACTTAAATAAATTATTTAGATAAACCATTTAAACCAATCTCACTATACTAATGTATCATAATGGTAAAATATATCATAATCCACAATAAGCATGAAGGTTGTTATGACTTTCAATGTTATCAAGATGAAGTTGCAAGAATTAGATTAACATCTATTACTATTAATCCACCCAAAATTTTTATGTTTAGTTCACGAGAGGAAGCTCAAGATTTCTTTGAAGAATATATTAATGATATTGATTGTATTGACATTAGATGTAAACGCGGAGATGAAGTTGAACATATTGATTATTGCACATGTGGTGTTATCGAATTAGATGATAAAGGTGAGCCTATTTTGTTTTATAATAAAAAAAATCAAATATTTTTAATGGAACATGGTCCAGAGGTTTTCTTACCTAATCAAGAGCTTAAGAATGATATTAGAAATCTAAATTTAACTAATCGTCTCATTAGAAAATGCAAGAATTTAGGACGTGAACAAAGAAAGAGATACATTGATTTGGGTAAATATTGTGAAGAATGTAATGCAGAAGACCTAACGGATAGTGATGAGGAAAAGGAGAAGAAAGAAGAGAATATTGTTATCAAAGAAAAAGCTGAACCAACTCCTGTTCTTGCACAAGTGTGTGTTCCTTGTGAATCAACAAAAGCTCCAGAGCCTCCTCCTGCTCCAGAAAAGAAAAAACGTGTAACAAAAAAAGTTGAATCTACTGAAAAAACTGAAAAAACTGAAAATACAGAAGAGAAGAAAAAGAGAGCACCTAGAAAACCTAAGGAAAATAAATAATTAATTAATTATTAGAACTTTTTCCGATTTGAATGTTGGATATGCAAAATTATAAAAAAAATATGCAGTTGGGCTCATTATTAACGGTTTTGTTTTTAGCATAATATTATTAATAACTATATTATTATGTGATATATTTTCTAAGGCTGCAAATCCAAAAAAATTTTCAGCAGCTATTTTCCAAAAACTTATTTTAAATCCTTGAATAAATATATCTTCTTCACAATCACATATTGAACCGAAAAAACTTAATGCTTCCAAACCTTTTTCTACTTGGGTGCAAGATTTTCTATAAAAATAACAACATATAATTTTTTCATCACATAAAATAGCATAAACAAAAATATTCTTTGTTTTTATTAACTCTAATATGTTTGACATATCTGCATTGATTACAATATCAAAACTATTTTTATTCATAATAATAAAATCATGTACAAATCTAAAATTTGTTCCATTTATTTCTAATAACTTATATTGTCCTGATAGTTCTTGAGGCTTTGTCCACTTGTCAACAGGAAATCCATATGTCGAATAAACACATAACGGCACTATTCCAGTTAATTCATCTTCTCTCTTAAATAATGAAACAACAATGTTTTTATTTATATGTCTTTGATTATAATGATGAGTTTGAATCAATTGTGGTGCAATACCTTTTTTTCTATTAAATTTATCTACACATAAATAATCTACATAATATACTCTAAATTTACTATTATTACTTTTAATATCATTATTAATTGTTACATTTAATGGTCTAGAAGTCATTGCTCCAATTATTTGTCGGTCTGTTATTGTAGTGCCTTTTTTTAAGTTCATCATATGATTATCTTTATAGAAGAAAGAAACAAATGATTTATCATAATGACCAACAAAATATGGCATTATGTTTTCTGATTGTGGAGAGAAAATATTATCTTTATTTTGCAAATAATTCATTTTAATTAAATTAATAAACCTTGTTTTTTGAATTGATGTCAGCTCTGATAAAACTATTGTATCTATCTCTTTAAAGTTTGTATATTTATTTTTTTCAGGGAGATAATCTTGAATAATTCCCGGAGGTTTTAACATATAACCAAAATCATATATATGAAAAACAGGTTGTAATACCCAAAACCCATATTTTACACGAATATAAATATAAATTAAAAATATAATAAGTAATCCAAAACATAATATATAAGATAAATATTCAAACATCTTAAACTTATCATATAAAATTTTAAATATGTGAAAACGAGAGAAAATTAAATTCTTTTGAAATAATCAGTAATCTTATTTTTTTACAACTATTATATCTAAATCTATTTGAATAGCATTTGATTTATTATAAAATTCACCAACAGTTACACTTTTATTTTCTAAATCATTATAATGTTTGAAAAATATTTAACTCTAATCATTGTATGATTTAGAAAAGAAAAAGATATAATCTTTAATTTGGTTTTACAAATACATATAAGTATTGGTATTCATAAGCACATTTAACCATATCAACCTTTGCATGAAGTATAAATCCTGCTTCCTGAGCCATATTTACAATAGTAGGTAAGTCTTCCATATATAATCTTTGTTCTTGTTTTCGAACCCTACCATCATTGAATTTAAATTTTTCATTAAAAACAGCTATATCATTTTCATCTAGTTTGAAATTTGAATCATAAATAAAATCATTGAATGTAATTTTAGTTGAAGTAATTCTCTCTTTGGCATATTTTTGTGGAGAGACAATGTATAATGGATTTCCAGGGGGTAATATTGGGTCAAACTTATATTTATCGACTAAATGGACAATTAAATAACCACCAGGCATTAACCAATTCATACAATTATAGAAAAATTTCATTTTATCTTTCATATAGTAAAGTGTAAAATAAAGACACAAAATATGTGTTAATGAATTATCTTTAAATAGATGACCATCTAATCCATCACCAACTTTAAACTGATGGGCTAAATAAGGATTATCTTCTTTTGCTTTTTCAATCATTGAAGGAGATATATCAATACCAATAACTTCTAAATTTTTTGAACTTAAATTAGCAACATGATGTCCTGTACCGCAACCAATATCAGCAATAATACTTTTTTCACTTGGCATTGTGCTGCTAATAATTATACCAACTTCATAATCATTTTTAAGAGCATTGAATACTAAATAATCATATACACCTGCATAAAAATCATCATATACAGCTGTTCCTTCTTTAAATAAAAATTGATTATTAATTTGATTTATAGCAAATGATTCTCTTGTTGATTTTATTGTTCTAAAAAAAACTACTACAACCAATAATAATGCAATAAATAAGAGTATTTTTCCAAAATTTGATAATTTATTATAACAATTTGTCAAAGATTTAACTATTTTCATCTATATGTATTGTTGTTATTTTTTTTGTATAAAAATTAATTATATGGAAGTTTCAGAAATTAATGATATAAGAGGAGAAAGAGAATTTAAAGGATTTTCATTTTCAAAGTTTAAGAAAGCTGAGGTTAAAAAAGAATTGCTAAATAGTTTAATACAATCAAAAATAGAACCAGCTTGTTATTGGAGTGCGGAATTGATATGTGCTGGTCATTATAGTGATTTATGGGAAGTGATATTATTGTTCTTTAGCAAATTTATTCATCTAGGAAATTCAAATATTGGAATTTATCTTGAAATGAGAATTAATGATTTTAAGTCAATTTTAAGTAATGGATATTCCGATAATGTATTAAGATTAAGAAATAATGATAAAATAAGAAAACTTTTTTGTGAATTAATGTGTGTTTTATGTGATGCAAAACGTCGTCATAGTTTTGACAATGTTAAAATAAAACCAGATGATATGAATATGATTATAATTAAAGACAAATTTAAGGCGCCAACTGCTGATTATGGTGAAGAGGTTTTGATGGTTGAAGACCCAAAAGAGTTATTCCCATTTGTTAATGAATTAGCTTATAGTGTAACGGTATCAGGAAATAACCAAATGAGTGCATGTTATTGGATTGAATGGATAATTGAGTATGAAAATAGGTGTAAAGCTTTAAAGGAAAAAGTATTTTGTGAAAGACGCACCTTTGCGAAAGTTGATTCAAAATGTCAGAAGGATATCGTTTGGATTATTTGGGACATATTTTTAAAGGAAGCATCAAAGAGGTCTAAAATAACACAAAAACTTATGGATGCTCTTATGTCTTTATTCTGTTTAAAATATGTTACTGGTTGTCATAAGAAGCGTAAAAATTTAATGTATTTAGCAATTTCAATTTTATGCGAAAAATTTACACCAGAAAAAGAGATAATACGACATTCACAATTGGTATTAGTAACTGCAATAAAACAAAAAATAGATGCAGTCTATGCACAAATTAAGAAAAATGAAGAGTCGACTGGTACAGATTATTTATTTCATGGAATGAAGTCGTCAAATTTAGAAAGCACAATTCAAAAGCTAGATGCAATGAATTCGTTTGGAGATAGTTTTGTGCCTCGGCTTTAAATTGTTTTTTATATATATTTCTAACCTACTTAAAGACTGCGACACTACATGATGAAGGGAAATTATTAGATTTCTGAAAAATAGGCCTATTTTTCTTCCCTACACCTGAAGAGAAAATTAAAGGATTCGAAAAGTGAAAAGTATTTTAACTTTCTCAAAATGGACAAAAATAAATGTCCAAAATCGATATGCCGAAAACGTCCTTACTGACTGAATTTTTTTATTACGATAATCAAAATTTATCGTAACAAATTAAACCAAATATTTTTATTTTGTGATTGTAAAAAAATTATATTTTTTGGGAAAAGTATTTAGAAACTTTTTATATTGACAATATATATCAACATGTTGAAGAAATTATGTTCCGAAAGTTCCGATAAATTTGACTGTAAATTATGCGACTATTCAACGTCACGAAGTAGTCAATATCAAAGACATATTGAAACTGATAAACATAAATATAATGTAAAATCAACATTTTGTCAACAATCGTCAACGGATTTCAACGATTTAGGTTCAAAATGTGTGTGCGAATGTGGCAAAATTTATAAAGAACGAAGTGGATTATGGAGACATAAAAAGGTTTGTAACTTTTATGAAAAAAATCACAATAATGCCACCATTATAGAAAAAACTGACGATAAAAATGATAAGTTAATTGAATACCTTATGAAAGAAAATAAGGAAATCAAAGAAATGATTTTAGAGATTGTCAAAAATGGTATAACAAATACAAATACAAATACGAATACAAATTCAAATAATACTCACACTAATTCTCATAACAAAGCTTTTAATCTAAACTTTTTTTTAAACGAGACTTGTAAAAATGCTATGAATATTACTGATTTTGTAGATTCTATAAAATTACAACTTAGCGATTTGATGGAAATAGGCGAGCTTGGATATGTAGAAGGGATTTCTAAAATTATTGTGAAAAACTTAAATAACTTAGATGAAACAATTAGACCAGTTCATTGCACAGACAAGAAAAGAGAAACTATGTATATCAAAGACGAAGGAGAATGGAATAAAGAAGATGAAAAGAAAACTAAATTAAAAAAAGTTATAACAAGAGTAGCTAATAAAAATATAAGGTTATTGCCAGCATTTCGAGAGAAATATCCTGACTATGGAAATTCTTCTTCTAAAACATCTGATATATATCATAAAATGATTGTCGAAGCTATGGAAACAGACGATGATAAAAAAGAAAAAATAATCAAGAATATTTCTAAGGTTACATCAATTCAAGATAAATAAAGTGACTTTTTTCTTTAAGTATGTTTTTCAATTTATTATATAAAATTAGATATTTTTGAAAAGTGAAAAGTATTTTGATTTTCTTAAAATGGACAAAAATAAATGTCCAAAATTGACTTGCCGAAAACGTCCTTACTGACTGAATTTTTTTATTACGATAATGAAAATTTATCGTAACAAATTAAACCAAACATTTTTATTTTGTGATTGTAATTTTTTTTTTGGAAAATTTTTAATATTTTCATTAAAAGATATTATAAGATTAATATTTAGAAAACATCTTATAATATAATATAAAATAAGATGCCGAAAAAAGACGTTGATTATTCTAATACTATTATATATAAAATTTGTTGTAAAGATGAAAGCATAACAGATGTGTATGTTGGACATACTACTAATTTTATTCAAAGAAAATACGCACACAAAATAGCATCTAACAATTTAAATAATACTTTGAAAATTTATAATGTAATAAGATTAAATGGAGGTTGGGAGAATTGGGATATGGTTGAAATAGCAAAATATAGTTGTAAAGACTCAATAGAGGCTAGAATAAAAGAACAAGAACATTATAATATCATGAAAGCATGTTTAAATAGCTGTCCACCTTATGTTGATATAAAAAAGTATTTCTGTAATATATGTAATTTACAATGTAAAAGTCCTAAACAATATAATGAGCATATGAATTGTATTAATAATGAAATTGATTTGTCAACAATAATCGCGAAAAAAAACGACAAGCCATATTATTGTAATTTATGTGACTTTAATACATGTAAATTAACAGATTATAATAGACACATTGTAACCAAAAAACATATTAGCAACAAAAAAAACGAAAAAAACGAAAAACACTCTTATATGTGTGAAAATTGTGAAAAAGAATACAATGATAGAACTGGATTATGGAGACATAAAAAGGTTTGTATAAAAATTGAAGAAAAAGAAAAAGAAAAAGAAAAAGATGAACCATCCGATAAAGAACTTATGTGTATGTTAATTAAGCAAAATTCAGAACTAATTAAAGAGCATTCTGATATTAAAGAAATGATTTTAGAAATTGTTAAAAATGGAACAATGAATAATAGTCATAACACTACAAATAATACTCACACCAATTCTCATAACAAAGCATTTAATCTAAACTTCTTTTTAAATGAAACATGTAAAAATGCTATGAACATTACCGATTTTGTTGATTCCATAAAATTACAGTTGAGTGATTTGATGGAAATAGGTGAACTTGGATATGTAGAAGGAATTTCGAAAATAATAGTGAAAAACTTAAATAACTTAGATGAGACTATTAGACCAGTTCATTGCACAGACAAGAAAAGGGAAACTATGTATATAAAAGACGAAGGAGAATGGAATAAAGAAGATGAAAAGAAAACTAAATTAAAGAAAGTTATAACAAGAGTAGCTAATAAAAATATAAGACTGTTACCGGCATTTCGAGAGAAATATCCTGATTACGGAAATTCTTCTTCTAAAACATCTGATATATATCATAAAATGATTGTAGAAGCTATGGAAACAGACGATGATAAGAAAGAAAAAATAATCAAGAATATTTCTAAGGTTACATCAATCCAAGATAAATAAATAACTTTTTTCTTTAAGTAGGGTTTTCAATTTATTATATAAAATTAGATGTTTTTGAAAAGTGAAAAGTATTTTGACTTTCTTAAAATGGACAAAAAAAATGTCCAAAAATGACTTGCCGAAAACGTCCTTACTGACTGAATTTTTTTATTACGATAATGAAAATTTATCGTAACAAATTAAACCAAACATTTTTATTTGTTATTGTAATTTTTTTATAAAAACTTAAAGATTTTTTCTCAATGGAAATTTTTGGAAAGAATAATGAGATTTTTGGAAAGAATAATGAGATTTTTGGAAAGAATAATAAGATTTTTGGAAAGAATAATGAGATTTTAGAAATGATTTTAAGATATTTTGATATAAAATAATCTCATACCAGATTATATATGCCAAAAGATAAAATTGATTATTCAAATACAATTATCTATAAAATATTTTGTAAAAATAAAGATATAGATGACATATATATTGGTAATACTACTAATTTTATTAAAAGAAAATATCAACATAAATATTCTTGTAGTAATGAAACACTTAAATCTAATTTAAAAGTTTATAAAACTATTAGAGCTAATGGAGGATGGAATAATTGGGATATGATAGAAATAGCAAAATACAATTGTAAAGATTCATCTGAAGCAAGAAGTAAAGAACAAGAACATTTTAACTTATTAAATCCTTCACTAAATACAATACAATCTAAAATTATATATGAAAAAAATATGACTTATGATAATTTAAGTATATTTAATAACCAAATTAATCTTGCAAATGACAATATAAACAATTTATCAATTAATATAGATACATTATCGTGTAAAAATTGTAATAAAAAATTTCAGTCTACGTCTGGTTTATGGAAACATAAAAAAAAATGCTCTGAACAATCTAATAAACAATATATTGAAGAGAAAGCTAAATCTATTACGGATAAAGATGAGCTTATTATGTTCTTAATTAAAGAATGCACTGATTACAAAAATATGCTTATAGAACAACAAGGTATGATGATGAAGGTGATTGAAAATGGTGTCGGGAATAATAGTCATAATACTAACAGTAATAATTATTCGAATAACAAAACATTCAATCTACAAGTTTTCTTAAATGAGACGTGTAAAGATGCGATGAATATTACAGATTTTGTCGATTCAATTAAACTTCAACTGTCCGATCTTGAAAAATTCGCTGAAGTAGGATATGTTGAAGGTATTTCTAATATTATCACTACAAACTTGAAGGCAATGGATGTTACTCAGAGACCGGTGCATTGCACAGATAAAAAGCGCGAAACTATGTATATCAAAGATGAAAATCAATGGAGTAAAGAAGATGAAAGAAAAAGTAAACTTAGAAAAGCTATCAAAAGAGTATCCAACAAAAATATAAGGTTATTACCAGCGTTTCGAGCGAAATATCCTGAATATAGTAATTCATCTTCTAAAATCTCAGATAAACATGATAAAATGGTTATAGAAGTTATGACATCCGATGAAGATAAGGATGATAAAATAATACGAAATATATCAAATGCAACTGCTATTGACAAAATGATTAAAGAAAAATAAATTATTTATACTATATATAAATATGTCAACAAAACATCATCGTTCAAGAAAAGGAGGTACTCGTAGAAGAAAAACTTCAGGAACTTCAGGAACTTCAGGAACTTCATCTTTAGTCGCGTTTCAAAAAGAAATCACTGTAGTCTTTTTAGAAATGCTAATGATGGTTAAATTATTTCATTGGAAAACAACTAGTTTTGCTACACATAAAGCAACCGATGAATTATATACCAAATTAAACGCAAATATTGATTCTTTTATTGAAATTATTTTAGGAAAGACTGGTTCACGTATAGATTTATTAAGCAATCCTGAAAGGAAATTTAAACTTATCGATTTAACTAATCAAGAGGCATTTAAGAGAGAAATTGAAGCATTTAAAGGATATTTAGTCAGTTTAAATGATAATAAAGGTATGTTATCAATGAACAATACCGATTTATTTAGTATTCGTGATACAATTTTAGGTGATTTAAATCAACTTTTGTATTTATTAACCTTTAAATAAATTTATGCGAATTTATAGTAAAAATTAATATATTCTTTTTTATTATAAATGGATAGTGCAAATAATAACATATCTGAGACTGTATTACAGTCAAGTGAATCAGCATTCCCATCGTCAAATTTTTCCAGTTCTGATGATACCGGATTTTTTGATAGTTTAAAAAATATAAATGCCACTACATGGATTGTCATTATTTTAATTTTGGCATTTTTAGGATTTAATATTTTTGCTTATCTAGCTAAAGGAACTCAAGATATTACAAGTTTTTTTGCTCCATTATTAGGTAAGATTTTTGGAACAACTGTTGCTGTTACTGGACAAGCTGTAGATGTTTCTGCTGAAGGAGCAAAGGCTGTTGTTGGAGGAACTGCTGGTGTTGTTCAATCAGTATTATCTGCTGTTCAAGATGTAACACCTAACGTTGCTCAATCTGATGTAAAAGGTCAACCAATTAATCAACAACAAGTTGACGTATATTCGCAAGGCGACCAATCCACTTTAAATAGAGCTCTTAATACAGCACAAAGTCAACAATCTCCTCAACAAGATTACGAAGCACATGATGCATCAAGTTCTATGAAATCTGGATGGTGTTATATCGGAGAAGATAGAGGATTCAGAAGTTGTGCACAAGTTGGTGTAAATGACACATGTATGTCAGGAGATATTTTTCCAAGTCAGGAAATTTGTATGAATCCAAATTTGAGAGCTTAAATATTTATGGAACAGACCACCAAAAAATTATTACACCATTTTCACCATTTCCACCTGTATTAGTTAAATCACTAATAGCTCCTCCACCTCCTCCGCCGGCTCCATAAGTTGTAGCATTTGTTCCACCATTTGGACCAGAATTTTTTAATCCACCAGAACCACCTAATCCATTATTTCCTGCATTACCGCCATATACTCCTCCACCACCACCAGAACCTCCAAAATAAATAGTTCCTATTGCTGGAACTGTTATATTTTGGATAAATTGATTTGCTCCATTACCACCAGTTTCAGAACTGACTCCACCAATACTTCCTTGAATACCATTATTAGTATAACCCGTACCTGAAGGTCCAGGATTACTTACACTTCCTCCATTATTACTATAACCTCCTCCCCCACTACTACCTCCATATCCAAAAAATGGACCTAAAAGATTTTTTGTAGCATTTCCACCAAAACCACCACCATAACCGGAAGTGGTTCCTATACCTAATCCTTGCCCTCCACCATTAGATATTAATTCTGATGTATTAAATTTTAAATAACTAGCCTGACCACTTGTACCAGTAGAATTACCACCACCACCATTACCAGGCGTTCTTCCACCACCACCAACTCCAACACCAAAACTGTATGTTACACCTGAAGTTGGTGTAAAATTAAGTGCTTGGCTGACAGCTCCACTACCACCACCACCACCTCCATTTGTAGAATTATAACCTGAGGCTCCACCAGCACCTCCACCGACAAGCAATATATTAATTGGAAAAATATCACCTTCTGTACAGCCGTAATCAATAGTAAATGTTCCATAACTAATGTATTGTGGTCCTGAAAATAATGTAGGTGTTAATGTTGATTCAATAACTATTGCTCTATAATTAGATTGAGAATAAGTTTTATGCTTAATATTTGTTGTATTGCTTATTATAACTGGAAATAATACTATAAAATCAATAATATTGGATGGATTTGAAGGTATCGAATTACTTACAGATTTAATAAAAATTTCATTAGAATCATTTGATACTGAAAAACTATATGTATTAACATTAGATGGAAGACGCACATAAAAAGAATTATTAATATAAATATCATAATTTGTAATTTGTAAACATGAAGGTGGTTGTGTCCATGAGAGATTAATTACACAATCCTCTAGAAAACCAGTAAGAATAGGTGATTTAGGTCCTAAAGCACTAACAAATCCTTTATAATTAACAGGCCATTTATCTGTGCTATTATTCATGAAATATCTTTGTCTTGGAAACCAAGTTTGTACATTATTATTCCAACATAAAACAGAAGCACCAGGAACATTAGATGCTGACGCAGGGGCACATATAGTAGCAGAAGTATTTCCTCTTTTAATAATCTCTCCAGAGCATGGGTTAGCAAATGTTCCACAAACTAATGTTCCACCATCAATGATAGTATTTGACGAACAATCATTTGGGTTAGGTATACCATACGCAAAAGGTCCAGAAATATTATTTGGTGCGCCAACAATTTGATTAGGAAATGGATATGTGTTAAAATTTTGACGTAATAGTCCAGTAGTATTAGGATTAGAATATGTTTGAGATTGTGTAGCAAAAACTTTAGTTCTATTAGGTCCAGCCATTCTAGCAAGTTGAGAATATTTTTGTGTTTTAGTTAATCTAGCACTATTTCCTTTATATTGTAATATATTTCCTTTATAAATTTGTTTAGTTTCATAATCAGCTTGTGCTTGTGATACTGTTTGTCCAGTCAAAGGAATAAATGCTAGTTCATAGTTACTACCTGGAACAATAAATACACATGGATTTTCAACTCTAGACCATACTCTAGGAGGTATTGGATTATAATTATTTTTAGACATCTATATATAGATTATTTATTAAATTAGATAAATAACCTATGAATTTAGTAATTTCCACCAGGTCTAAGGATTAAAAGCATCATTTGCTCCATAAAAAAACCATCTTATAGATAAGTAATTAAACATTCTATCCAACATACCATTACCTCCAATCATCTTAGTATTAGGTCCATTATTGGCAATTTTTTGAATAGCAGCAGTTCCTAAAGCATAATTATAATACCATAAATTGGAAATGTAACCATCGAACCCGCCATTCATAGCAACATATACGTCACCATAATTTTGCTTAGGGACGCCAATTAAATTAATACTTCTGGTAATAGTTCCATTAATGTAAACATCCATAGTTGTATTTTCACATCTTATAATAACATTGACCCATTTATTAAGTGGAATATCTGGAATAAGAACTTCTTCATTAATAACGTTAAAGGTATTCATTACAACAACTAATGCATTAGTATTAGGAGCAATATATAATCCAGGTGCATTATTTGGTTGAATCATACCATTTTCATTTAAGTTACTATTACCTTTGCTAAATATATGTTTGTATTTTCCTTCATTAGTTTGTAAATTATCAATAAAAATCCAAGTAGACCACGTAAATTCTAAACCATCATTTGCATTAACTGAACGATAAATAGTAACAGCTCCATTGCTGCTAGGGTCTTGAGTAAAAATAATCATTTGTTTAGCATCAACCATACCATCAATTAAATGAGGTGACTCATTAGGTTTTAAAAAATACGCTAATACAGATATACCTACTCTTAAAAGGATAACAAATCCAAAAATAACTAATAAAAGAAATGCAAATTTAGCTACTAAACTATTTGATTCTAAAAACTCTCTAGTTCCAAAAGTTCCTTTATTTGTCGAAAATGTATTGAATACTCCATTATCACTCATTGTATATATTAAATAAATAAGAAAATTTATAAACTTATATATTTAAATAATCTAAATGGTTACACTACTTTGAGTTGTTCCATTTTGTATTAAAGAAATTTCAATTTGATATGAGTTAAACATACTTGCCCAATCGGAATAACCTCTGCTATAGATATTCCATACTTCTTGAGGATTAAGTGAATTAGGATAATATTGAAGCTTAGACGTCCATCCATCAAAACCTCCTTTTGGAGTAACAAAAATATTAGCATCATTATTAATAGTAGCTACACCTGGTAATAAACATGTTCTAACTAATTTACCATCAATATATAAATCCATAGTTCTACCATAGACACTAATAACAAGATTAACCCATTTTTGAATAGGAACGTTAGCAACATTACATGTATGAACAACAGTGTTTCCACCAGGAGTAGTTGGTTCTTGGTCAATACCAGGGTAACAACCTAAAGAAACGGAAATGTTGTTTTCAATCGCACCTAAAACAACTGCAGGACAAGGGTCTAGACCACCTACTCCAGGAACGGAACCTCCTTCATTACCAGATTTACCACCCATTCTACCAAAAATAACTTTGGGTTCACCATAACGATAGTTCCAGTCATTAACATAAAACCAGACTGAATAAGCGAAATTGCTAGATGGAACATCAGAACCATTTGTTGCTAAATCTGATGCATTAATTGTAGATGTAGTTTTACCATCTTGAATATTTTGTAATGTATATGGGTCTGTAAATATATATCTCAATAACATTAAGATTAAGACTACGACAACTATTGTAATTACAATACTTAAAGGACTCATTGTATAATATAGATTTAGAAATTTTCTACTTAATTTAGTTAATTAATTATTATTAAATTAAATTAAATTAAATAGCTTAACTATTAACAACAGTTTTAGCTGCTTGATTAATATTTTCAATCATTATTGTCTCATTTGACTCATTTAATGTAGGCGTATTTTTATCTTTAACAGTATTATAAATATAATAAATATTTTGAGAAGTTAAAGCGCGTCTAAAGTAAACTACATTACATATTCCTCCTTTAATTCCATCATTCTCTCCAATTGTTAAATTGTCAAATGTATAATAAGGTACAACTTCTATAGATGATTTTACTAATTCGCCATTTAAAAATATGTCTAATGTTCCTCCATTATAATTTACCATTATATTATTCCATTTTTGTAGTAGGAAATTTTTGTTAACATATATGATTCTGTTGCCTTCATTGTCAAAATCAATTAATTTATTTTTGGTAACATTTTTTAAATCTTTTTGTTGCATTGTAACCATTAAAGTATTCGTCTTTGCATTATATAAAATATTAGGTTTATTACCAAAATTTAATAGTGACTTAAAACCAGAACTAGTATTTGGCCCGATAGCATGGACAAAAACCCAACAAGATATTGCATAATGGTAGTCAAAATTATCGCTTCCATTCAAATCTTGATAACTTCCAAGACTATATTCAGTGTCAGTATAAACTGGTTTATTTACAAGTTGCTTACCACCTTGAGTGCTAACTAAATTGAGTAAAGATGGAGTTGTAAAATATACGACAATTAGAGCTAATGCAAGGGTCAACATCATAAAAGAACCAGCATTTGTAGCATTATACTCACCAACTGCAACTTTTCCTAACGAATCAAAACCTCCGCTAATTAAACATGGAATATATAATAAGGTGCTTGATAATAAATTAAAGAAACTGTTCTTTTTTGTATTACCTGCTGGTAATTTAACATTAATTGTTTTATAAATTAAACCTAAAATGATTACTACAAGAAGTAGATTTAAAATAAATCTAACTATACTAGAATTACCAGACAAATTTTCAATATTGTAAGTAATCCAAAAAATAAGTAATCCGGATATTACCAGACCAAATAAAATCAAAAGACTTTTTTTAAATAAATCCATTTTATTCAAATCTGCCATATTATTTGGAGCATCAGAAAATAAATTAGCTCCTAGTAATACAGACCATAATATGGATATTATAAGTACCATTATAATTACAGAAACAGATTTTTCTTTATTGGCAAAGAAACTATCTTTATTGCTTGATATAAGTACAGTTATTACAACTAAAAATAAAATAAACAGTATAGAACCATATGCTCCAAATGATGAAAAATTATTTAATAAATTTTTTTGCATTTTACCTTCATCACTTTGTAATGTCATCAATATTATTACATATAACAATGCAAATACAGAAATGATGATAGTAAGTAACAAAGAATATCCAAAATATTGAGAAGAAACATCTCCAGGATTTACATTATAAAAGGTAATAATGATAGTTATTAGACAAAATAATAAGATTAACATTTTAATTCTCTCATAGTTGGTATTAAATTTTTCTATATAATTATCACTAGTTCCTTTATAAAATGAAAAGGCACCTAAACCTAACATGACTGGGTTAATTAGGTGGGAATAATCATTTAAAATATCTTTGGAAATCATAGTGTAAAATAATATTGCAAATATGGTATATAAAATGACATAGGTAACATTTCCAATTTGTTCGAATAATTGTTTAATTTCTTTGGCATTAGGTAAAAAAATAATACATATTCCTACCACTAATAGAGAGAAAAATAAAATAATAAAAACATCAGCAACCATTTGTTGTTGGGATTTAGATGGTTTATTAAAGTTTGGACTAACATCATAAAATATCATAAACATCATAATAATTAAAAAAATTATTAATCCAGAAAAAATATTAAAAACCCCAGAAGTTTTTAATTTTGGTATTAAATTTTCATTATTTGTAGATGTATTAGTATTATCCATATATTATTATAATAGAATAATATTAGATTTTACACCCTTGAACATTTAAAATGGCACACTTAATGCCAAAATAAAAAATTTCAAAAGTGTAAAATCAATAGTTGTGCTTACCGCTTCCCTTCGGCTTTAACAACGATGGTCTTACTTTTTCTTGTTTTTTCTCATAAACAAGTGAAAGACGATGCCCTGCTAAACTCTTCTGGTCTTGTTTGATTTTTTATCCAACAAGTAGTTAAGTTCATTATATTTACTGCGGAATTCGCATCTCGAGTTCTAAATACATTTTGTTTGTTTTGGCAACTCACGCAGTTAGAACACACGAAAAGACGATATACTTCCTTATTCTTTTTATCTCGGTAATGTTTCATTTCATTATAACAATCACAACATTTCTTACTTGTGTTGAATTCGTTGATTGTAATAGTATCATATCTTTTATGGATTTGCTTTCTTAATCCTTTATTCATCGTAGGCATAAAATGTTTCATTTGTGTATCCCTACTCCAATTACCATAACCAATTAGAACATTTGAACCGAATATTTCTTGGATTTTATTCAGGAATGTATCTATTGATTTCTTACCATAACTATATTGCCTAAATTTCATTTTCCTCCATACATCACGTCTGTAAAACTCTGTTGTTGCTTTATTTAGTTTATCCTTTTCAACTAAATATGCTTTGAACTTTATATAATCAACAGATTTGCTATTTTGAACTGATAAATGAGTTTCTTTTTCAATAATTTTATTTCGTTTCTTTTCTTGTAATAATATTCGTTGGTTTCTCTTTCCATAACTTTCTATCTTTCGTTGTGATGATGTGTATTGTAATTTATTACCATTCTTATCCATCATATACACTAAACTATGTTTTCCAGGGTCACAACCAACAATATTCCTATCTTTCAATGTATCTAATTGTTCTTTGGATAAATCTTCAATACCATAAAAGTCTTGTTCTGGAATGCTTGGAACTCTTGAACCCCATTTCTTATCTTTCAAATCTTTTCTAATAAACAATAAGCAACAACTAATTCCGTCAGTTTGTATTTGATGATGGAACTGATAATGTTGGTTTCTAAATATTTTATGGTTCAAATTCAAAAAGGCCTTCCAAATATCACGTTGGTTTTCTTTGAGGTTTTTATGTAATTCACCCTTTTTTATTCCATCTATTTTATTTGCTGGACAAAATAAACTAACCAAACTTGCTGTGTCCAAAATAATATGTTTTGGAATGATATTGTTTCGTAGTGGTAAGGGTTGAAATAATTTACTTTCTTGTTTTTCCAATACTTCATTCATATACAACATTGCTTTCAAATATTCAAATGGTCTAACTTTCACATCATAATAAACTGACTTTGTAATATTGGTTGGTAAAATGTTGGACAAATTAGTGATTTTCCATTCATTGAAAATTTCATCCGTTTCATTATTCAAAGTCATAAGTTGATGTTTCAGTTTGAATAAAATGGATTTATCTTCTGTTATATTTGTGGTTGTTTTATTGATAAATCTCAAAAAGTGCTGAATGAAATGTTCTTGTGCGTTGTTGGATAAAGAAGTATGAATTTGCGTTGCTAAATAAGGTAATAAAAAAGTAGTGTTTTTCAAATTTGTTTTCTCGTGATTTACCAATGGTTGATATTCTTCCAAATAAAACTTTTCCAACTTATCAAGTAGTTCGGTATTTTTACTTTTCACACCTTGATTGCTTCGCGTTCCTAATGATTTGATACAATACAAAATAAATGTATTATCAATTTCAGGCAAAGCAATTTTATTGGAATAGCAATTCAAAACATACAACCGAATAAACTGGTAGGAATGTATCATCAAATCATTCATTTCAAAAACCAGATTGTTTATTACTGGTTGAACCAACTCCCGATTGAGTAAAATAGATTTGAGTGGTATTTTGAATGTTTTGTAAGCAGATTTATCATTATTCCTAAATTCTTTGAATTCGTCTTTCATCTTCTTCTTTTTCTTTACTCCGTTAGACATTCTATATATTTACTAAAGATTATATTTTTATATAGTTTTTTATATAAATAAATATATATTTTTTCTTAAATGTTTTCCTTTTCGTTTTTTTCTACCATTTTTTTTATTTTTGCTTTTTTATTCAAATATGCTGTTCTTGCCCATTCCTTTTTTTGTTCAGGTGATGGAACATAAACATAGTTTGTTTTTTCCTTATGTTCCTTAACTTTTTGTTTAATTTCTTCTTTGTGATTTTCGTAATATTTTTTCATATTAGAAGGAGCCGTATATTTTTTTAGATGCTCTTTGGTTTGGATTAATTCATCTTGTAATTTTTTATTCTCTTCTTCTAATAATTTATTTTTGGTTATAACTTCATCAACATTCATATTTAGTATAGTATGATAAATATTATTTATGTAATTTATCATAATATTTATTTTTGTATTTTTGTGCCGTTTTAAATGTGCGAGGGTGTATAATTATTATGCTATAATATATTGTAAATCAACTTTATAAAATAGGAAATTTATTTAATGCTTTTTGGACATCATTGTCGACATTTCTTATGTGAATTTTTTCCCAGTAAATAGAATCATCAAGTTTTGCATTTCCTAATATCCATTTAGGCTCTATTGGCAATATTTTTTCAGCAATTTTATTTGCTCTATTGTGATGAAATTCTGATGTAATTACATATATTTCATCATAATCTCTAATTTTTCTATTTATAAAATTTCTTGCCATTATAAAATTTTCCGCAGTATTTGTAGCAATATTATCGTAAACATAATTCCAATCATTACCTCGTAAGTCGGGTGTATGAATTTTCTCGAACTTTGAAATTTGTTGCGCCATTTTTTCTGCCTCCGTGATTGTATCTTCATGTGGATTTTTAATTCCACCACTTAAAAACCAATCTACATTCGTCTCATTAAATTTACCGACAAAATTTATAGCTGTATCAATCCTATTACTTAACAAATAGGAAATATTACAGCCTAGAAGAATCAATAAAATATTCATTTTGAATAATGATTAATGTAATACTTATCTGATATTTATTTTATTACATTAATTTATTTCAATTTTTTTTATTTTTATAATTCAGTATTTGGCGTATTCTAGTGAATATCTGGTGTCATCTGGAGATGGAATATAATAAATAGTTGAATTATTCATTCTTGATTATTAGGTTGATACGTTTTATCTCAAAAATATTTTATTTTATTTTATTTAATTACATATTTTCACTTGCAGTCTTTTTACCATGACAATTGCGACATAATGCGATTAAATTATTAACATCATTTCCACCACCATATTCTAAACGCATCTTATGGTCAATCTCAAAAGTATGGTCTAATTTATTATGACAATGTCCACATTTCCACTCTTGACTAGCTGCAACATATTTCTTTTTAGTTTCGCTAACTGAACGCTTAGTTCCTCCCCTCCCAGAGCTTGTAATTCTTTGTTCAGAACAAAATCCTGGCATTTGTGGCGGAATATCATTAAAGGATTCCATAAAACTTGATTCAGATGTTCCAGTAAAATCAATAATAGGACTCAACATATCCATCGAATTACGATCTATCGGTAAATATTTTATGTAATTATTTGCATATAACAACATATCTTTTCCTTTTGTTGGATTTCTTTTTAACATATAATAAATACCTATCCCTAAAAGTGCATAAAAAATCATTTTATAATATTTTTTAAATGATAATAACATTTTTGTATATTTTCCATCAGTATACGCATTATATACAAAAAATGCTGTCAATCCTAATACAAATATTTCTAGTCTCATACTATATTATTAATTTATAATAATAATATAAAAATATTAAAAAATTAAAAAAATAAATTATTACGTTTATTTCTTCTTGGGCATAGTAGGTATCATACCAGCAGTCATGGCTTCTTGACCATAAGCTCCTTGTAATTGGATGGTTCTTAGCATTTGTCTTTGTTCGTGAGTAACGCGATATATATTCAACATAGCTAAAGCTATAATAATATATGGTAATAGAACTAAGAACCATGAAATAGATGTAAATCCTTTATCACATAACCATCCTAAAACAAAAGTCCAAATAAATGCAAATATAAGCTTCATAAATGCAAACATAATTGATGCACCACTAAATAATGCAACGATTGTTGCAATAACAGCGATTGCAAAATAAATTTTTGCCGGAGTACATATCTTACTAAAATCCTTCATTATACAAATAGTTTAGATTTTTATTTTAATGATAAGAAAAATGGGGTTTTGAATCTTTTAATAAATTTCTTTCTTTTAAATAAAGATGAACTAGAGTTGTTACGTCTATTTTTGCGTGTTTTTATACCACTTGCTAAAGAACGCTGTGAAGATGTTTTTTGCTTACCATGTGCTACTATATGTATTAAATTTCCTAATGTCTTAAGGTCGTCATATAACTCATCCATATTATATGGTGTTGCACGAGGAGTATATAAATATTCATTGTAAATATATTGCAATTGTTTAAATATTTTTAATTCATTTTCATTTAATGTAAAATAATTTTTACTGAACATTTCTAAAAATGGATAATAAACTGTAATAAAACCCCACACATCAACTATTTTTATATAAACCTCATTCAAATATTCTCTCAAATTAAGTGAACCATCTGATTTAAATTTTGTGTAATTAATTAATACTTTAATTATATAATTAATTATATAAGGCATTGTTATTTCTGTTTCGACCACACCTGGTTTACTAGCTTCAGTTATGCTTTTTAAAGTGCTACTGTATAATAGAAACATAATTTCATTAATAAATTTGTAATGACCAGCACCTCTTTCTTTAATCCATTGATTTAAATAATCAATTACAAATGGTCTAAGAGCATTCTCTTCTACCTCACCGCCATCTTTTAAATAATTTGTATATTTTTCATAAAACAAATCTGTAAATATTACTACTGAAACCGGCACATTAAACTGTAAAGGTCTATTTCTCCAATTTTGTGGAAATTTTTCAGCCAAATCTTCTGTGTAATCTATTGTCAAACCCCAGTCAATTAAACGCGCCTTTAATGATGAACCAGTGTCATCAATCAAAACGTTTGAATCTTTTATATCACTGTGATATATATCTCTTTGATTCATTGGAACTATTCCTTTTTTAAGTAAATTTACTAATGCTATATGAGTTTTATATAATTTATCATAACCACCATTTGCATAAATATAATCGTCTACAGGCAAACCTCCATTTGGTAAATTCAAAGACATTACTTCATTCAATTTTGAATTTATATTTGATTTATTTATATTGTCTTTTGGTAATGCACTACATTTATCATTAAATGCAGTTAAATCAGATGATTCTAGTTTTCCTGGTCTACATAATGTAGTATCATATATTAAAAAATAGTCTTCATAATCTCTGATTGAATCTAATTTTTCCTTAATTTTATTTATTTCCTCGTACTCTTGTGTTGCATGTTTATCTGTCATTAATTTAGATATCTTGCTTGACTCGCGTTTGGACGCACCTTCACATTTTAACGCTGGGTCGAAAACACATCCATAACCTCCTGATGCTATTACTTTACCACCTTTATTTACTTTACCACCTTTATTTACTTTACCACCTTTATTTACTTTACCACCTTTATTTCTATAATTTTTTATAGTTTTTACCATTTATATATAGACATATTATTTATTTATCATATAAATAGTAAATTGCACCTAAAATTGATATTAAAATTCCTCCATAAATAAGTTTCTCTCTAACCTTATAAAATTCTGCTAGTTTTTCATTTTGTGATTTATATTCATTGTAATATTGGACAAAAAAATCATTTAATGTTATTTGTGGTTTTTCTAATTTCTCATTTATTTTATTATGTATAAAATGCATCCACCTTACAAATGAATCTCTGTTATCTAAATAAGGTGTAATTGGATATAAATCAATCATTTTTTCCATTTCTTTCGAAATTTGCTCAACTGGTATAAAAAGAGGTAAATTCTGTACAAACTCATAATATTTCTTTTTTGTAACTGCATTTGGATGATGAGGATATGTTATTGCTACAGTATGTAAAAAAAACCAATAATGTGGTCCCCAAATTTTTGGGTCTAGATAAATAGTTGTTGACATTAACATTTTCTATTAAAAAAATATTAATAATTTAACTATTCTGTAAACCTAAATCATTTACAACCCATTCCTTTACATCATTTGTTTTTGAAAAATAAACGATTAATCCATTTGTTACTATTTTTGACATCCAACTATTATCATCTTCGCCAGATTGTTGATATAAGTTATATGTTTGATTATTGTTTTCTGAAACTTTTTTAGGGACACAATAAGTATATATTATCTCGTTCGCATCTCCGTCTTCTTCTTGTTTTACATAATATAATGTCAAGATGGTATAGATGGTTTTTGGATAGTAATAAATTGATTTATACATAAAGATGGATTAGCTGAGCGTTGATTACAATAATTAAACATACGAGTTGTTGAGCCTCTTCCTTTTGTACAACCCATATTAATTGCTGGACCAGTAACTCTTGATGTTGAGAGAAAATGCTTCTGATACAAACCTAAATTATATAAATGTGAACCTGGCATTTATATATATACAAAATATAATTTAAACCTTATTTATTTATTTATTTATTTAGATATATGAATAAAAATACAAATGTGTGTAATAATTGCGGGAAACAAGGCCACATGTTTCATCAATGTAAATTACCAATTACAAGTTATGGAATAATAGTGTTTAGAGATAGTTTGGAAGGATTACAATTTCTTATGATTCGTCGTAAGGATAGTTTTGGTTATATAGATTTTATTAGAGGAAAGTATTCACTATACAATTTAAAACAATTATTAACAATGATTGATGAAATGTCAATTATTGAAAAAAAACGTATATTAGAGTTACCATTTGATACTTTATGGACAGAAATGTGGGGAGATATTAATATTCAATTTAAAAGCGAAGAACATGCATCAAAAAAGAAGTTTGAGTTATTAAAAGAAGGTATAATAATTTGTGATAAATTTTATATTTTAAAAGATATAGTAGAAATGAGTAATACAGAATGGAAAGAAACAGAATGGGAATTTCCAAAAGGAAGACGAAATCAAAAAGAAAAAGATTTAGATTGTGCTTTAAGAGAATTTGAGGAAGAGACAGGTATTAAAAAAACTAAGTTAACAATAGTTGAAAATATTTTGCCATTTGAAGAAATGTTTATAGGTTCAAATCATAAGTCATATAAACATAAGTATTTTTTAGCATTAATTGATAATTTAGAATCCGATAAAGAACATTTAAATAATTTTCAAATTACAGAGGTTAGCAAATTAGAATGGAAAACAATTAATAAATGTTTAGAATCAATAAGACCATATAATTTAGAAAAAAAGGAATTAATAGTAAATATTAATAAAGTATTACAAGAATATAGATTATATTCATAATATATAATATTATGACAGATAATCCGAAAAAGAAATTTATAATAGAAGATTCTTCCGATGAAGAGGAAAGTATTCCAAGTGAACTCGATATTCCGGTTCAGGAAATAAATGACAAAAAATTGGATAATACTAGTTCTGCAAAAATTCCTTTATCAAGACCTTCAAATTCTTCATCATCTGTTCCATCTTCATCATCTGTTCCATCTTTATCATCTATTCCATCTGTTCCATCTTTATCATCTATTCCATCTGTTCCATCTTTATCATCTATTCCATCTTCAAATTCTTCATCATCTGTTCCAGAAACGTCATCTTCTAGACCCGATATAACAAGTGATACTGATTATGAACTAGAAGAAGAATTTAAGAAAATAAAATGTAACTATGAAAATTTTTTTACTACTGAATGCAATAAATTTCAACTTAAAAAAGAAGTTGCAGAGAGAAATTATTTATCTGAACATGAAAATGAGAATGAATATTTATATCCAAATTTAAATGATAAAGAATTTAATATAAGAATTGCAACAAAAAAGGAGTTTAATGATACCAAATATGATGGAACAATTTATGAAAATATTAAGAAGCAAGCAGATATTTTGGCAAAAGCTGATTTTGAGTTACAACCTCACCAAGCATTTGTTAAAAATTTTATGTCATTTCAAACACCATATAGTAGTTTATTATTATATCATGGATTAGGTTCAGGTAAAACATGTAGTGCTATTGGTGTATGCGAAGAAATGAGAGATTATATGAAACAAATGGGTATAACAAAAAGAATTATTATTGTTGCATCTGAAAACGTTCAGGATAACTTTAAACTACAATTATTTGATGAGAGAAAACTGAAAGAAGTAAATGGTGTTTGGAGTATGAGAGGCTGTGTTGGTAATAAACTTTTAAAAGAAATTAATCCTATGAATAGTCCGACCCCAAAAGAAAAAATTATTAGTCAAATTAAAACTTTAATAAATACTTATTATATTTTCTTAGGTTATGTTCAGTTTGCAAATTACATTATTAAAACCATGAATTATGAAGAAGAAGTTAAGAAGAAATTTGAAAAAAGAAGACAAGGAGAAATTGGAGAGAAAAAAGAAAGAACTAAAATTCAAATGCTTAAGGATACAAAAGTTGAATTAAATAGTAGAGTAATTCGACGTCTTCGCAATGAATTTGATAATAGATTAATTGTTATTGACGAAGTTCATAATATACGTAAAACAGATGATAATGAAAATAAAAAAGTAGCTATTAACTTAGAATTTTTGGTGAAAGCCGCTCAAAATATGAGATTTCTTCTTCTCTCAGCTACTCCAATGTATAATAATTATAAAGAAGTTGTTTGGTTATTAAATATTATGAATACAAATGATAGAAGAGGAAGAATAGAAGTTAAAGATATTTTTGATAAAAATGGTAATTTTAAGGATAATGGAGAGGAATTATTAATCAGAAAAGCTACTGGATACATTTCATTTGTTAGAGGTGAAAATCCTTATACTTTTCCTTATAGAATTTATCCCAATGAATTTGCACCGAAACATACATTTCCTGCAAATAAATATCCTCAATATCAAATGAATCTTAAAAAAATAAGTTTTGAAGACAAAAAACGTATTTTAGGTTTATATTTGATTAAAATTGGTGAATGTGAAAATTGTGGTAAGTGTCAGTATTGTTGTTATAAATACATAATCTATAATCTTAGAAATAAAAGATTTACAATTACAACTAAACAAGGTGTAGTTAGAGAGATGCCAAGTTTTGAAAATATGGAATCATTTGGTTATACTTTGTTGCAAACACCATTAGAATCTCTAATTATATCATATCCAGTTCCAGGTTTAAAAAATATATTGGATAAAATTCCTGTAGAAAGTTATTCTGAAGAAATCTCTCCAAGTTTTAGTGAAACAAGTTCTAAAGAGATGGAAGAAGAAGAAATTGTTGAACCTATTAAATCTAAATCTAAACCTTTATTAATTGTTGAAAGTAGCTCATCTGAGAGAAAAAGCGCAAGTGAAGAAGAAGAAGAAGAAAATGAAGTAGAATATGAAAATGAAGAATTACCTTATATCGAAGAAAATATCTCTACTCAAGTTAAAAAACAAACATTTAAAAATAAACCAAAAGGTTTAATAATTGAAAGTAGTTCAGATAAAAGTAAAACTCCAAAAGATGATGTTAAAATAACTAGCTCTTTAGAAGAAGAAATACCCAAGAAAAAAACAACTACATTTAATGTTAAAAAACCACTGATTGTAGAATATTCAAATTCTGATAGCAAAAAAACTATGATGCCAACAGAAGAAACTATGATGCCAACAGAAGAAACTATGATGCCAACAGAAGACACTATGGTGTCAAAAGAAGAGACTATGATGCCAACAGAAGACACTATGATGCCAACAGAAGACACTATGATGCCAACAGAAGAAACTATGATACCGACAGAAGAAACTATGATACCGACAGAAGAAACTATGGTGCCAACAGAAGATTCTTATGAACCAGATTTAAATATTAAACAGCGTAGTAATCAAGGTGTTGGAACATCAAAGGGAGGAGAAAACACTACATCTTCATCTGAAATACAAGAAACATTTTTAATTGACCCACATCAATTAACTGGTAAAATTGGTCTAGAGAGAATGATGACATTTTTAGATAGTAAATCTCCACCAGTTAAAGGAGAATTTGAATATAAAGCTTCTACTATTAAAAATTATGGTAACATATTCTCTCAAGATAAAATTGGAAATTATAGTGCAAAGATAAAATGTATATTGGATAAGATATATAATCCTGAATCTAAAAGAGTATCTGATGGAATTATTTTAATTTATTCTCAATATATTGATAGTGGTTTAATTCCAATGGCTCTTGCATTAGAAGAAATGGGACTTACACGTTTTGGTCAAACAGGAATTAAACCTTTGTTTAAAAATAGACCAACTGAAGTTGTTGATGCAAGAACAATGCAACCTCCAGAAGACAAGAAGAATTTTAAGCCAGCACGTTATGCTATGATTACAGGTGACCCAAGATTATCTCCAAATAACGATTTTGAAGTTAAAGGATTGACTGGAGAAGATAATAAAGATGGTAATAAGGTGAAGGTTGTTTTAATATCCAAAGCAGGTTCAGAAGGTATTGATTTAAAATATATTAGGCAAGTTCATATACTAGACCCTTGGTATAATATGAATCGCCCTGAGCAAATTATTGGTCGTGCTGTACGTAATTTTTCTCATGCTTTATTACCATTTGAAAAGCGTAATGTTGAAATATTTATGTATGGTACTATACTTGATAAGAACGTAGAGGAAGCTGCTGATTTATATGTATACCGTGTTGCAGAATATAAAGCTCTACAAATTGGTAAGGTAACTAGAGTATTAAAAGAAACATCAGTTGACTGCATAATAAATCATGACCAGACTAATTTTACACAAGACATAATGTCTGCAAATTTGAAAGAACCAATTACTCAAGAATTATCTACAGGAGAAGTACTAAGAAATTTTAAGATAGGTGATGCTCCCTTCTCTCCATCGTGTGATTATATGGCTTCATGTAATTATAATTGTAGACCTGATGCAGATATTGACGAATCAAAGTTAAATGAAGATACATATGACCAGAATTTTATTGTTATGAATTCTGAGAAAATTTTACAGCGTATAAGAATGCTTTTTAAAGAATCGTTTTTTTACAAAAAGGATATGCTATTTAAATTTATTCGTACTCCAAAAGAATATCCATATGTGCAAATTTATTCGGCATTAACCCAATTAATTGATGATGAGAATGAATTTATTGTTGATAAATATGGAAGAAACGGAAGACTTATAAATATTGGTGATTATTATTTATTTCAACCAATAGAATTAAAAGATAAAAATATTTCAATTTATGATAGGTCTGTGCCATTAGATTTTAAACATGAAATGGTGAATTTTGAATTAAATCAAAATATTGTAAAACCAGTTATTGATAAAAGAAATTTAAATAAAATATTTATTGAAGAAAAAGAATTCGAATTTCCAGAAGGTAAACGTATTGTTGATGAAATGAAAGTTAATTATGATATTTCTAGAAGTTATTCTAGTAAGAAAAAAGTTGATAGAGGAGACGATAATTGGTATAAACATTGTGGAATTGTTATTGCAAAAATGTCAAAAGAATTTCGTGGGTCACAAAAATATTTGCTTCAATTTTTAGTTGCTCATATGATTGAATTATTATTATTTGAAGAAAAAATAAATGTTATGAATTATATTTACTCGCTAGATAGCATACCACAAGAATCATTAGATAGATATATCAAAAATTATTTTGAGAAAAATACTATAACAACTAGAAATTATTCAGCATTTATTACATATAAATTAAATAAAAGAATGATAATGATATTAAATGAAAACAACAAATGGATAGAGGCTTCTCCTGAAGAAACACGAGAAATTGCTTCTTTGAAAGAAACAAAAGAATTTCTAGAATTTGATTCAAATCATTACAATATAATAGTAGGTTTTATTGGTTATGAAAAGGGAAATAAAGATTTGGGATTTAAAACAAAAAATATGAAATCCAAACGTGATACTGGTGCAAGATGTGACCAGGCAGGAAAGAATAAAAATCTGTCAAAATTAAATGAAATTATTGGTGAAGATAAATATACTATTGAATCTACAAAGGCTATTAAGGATGAAGATGGAAATATAATCCAAGAAGCTATGGGAAATGTTGAATTATGTGTTTTGGAAGAATTTATTCTTAGATATTTTAATGTTAATGGAAAGGATGGTAAAGGACAAAATGGCAAAAAATGGTTCTTCACACCTGAAATGGCAATTTATCATAAACTTTATACTATTTTTGTGTAAACAAAGAGAAAATAATATTAGTTTTTTTAATTATATTTAAATAAAATTGAAATAAAATATAATTAAAAGATAATATGTATATATATACAATATAATGGAGTCAGTTGCCAAAACTACACAATTTAAAAAACGCCGAGATACAAAACAAACAATATATTCAAGATGTCTTTTGACAAGAAAAATAGTTTTACCAATTACTTTTATAGGTAAAAACTTAGATGAAGTTATAGAAGAATATATTAAAAATAATTTTGAGGGAAAATGTGTTGTTGAAGGTTATGTTAAACCAAATTCATCAAAAATTATTCGTTATTCAACAGGTGTTATTGAAAGGGGAAATAATGTTATATTTGAAGTCGTATTTGAATGTGATGTTTGCTTTCCAGTTGAAGGAATGTTAATTGCTTGCACAGTTAAAAATGTTGTTAAAGCTGGTATTCGAGCTGAAGCTGCTAACGAAGTTCCATCTCCTATTGTTGTATTTGTTGCAAAAGACCATCATTTTAGTAATCAACAATTTAATGAAACACAAGTTGGCGGTAATATTACTGTAAGAGTAATTGGTCAACGATTTGAGCTTAATGATAAATATGTTTCCATTATTGGAGAATTAGTTAAAGAAAAATTAGAATATGCACCAAAACCAAAACAAGCTGCAAAACCTCGTATTGTTATTGAAGATTAGTAAATTTATAAAACCAAAAATTTAATTAATATTATATTTTTTATTTGTATTTATACTGATATAAAAACAATTTATGTATTATAATATTATGGAAGCAATCGTATCCACAAATGATATTAATAATTATTCAGTAAGTGAATTGAATTATTTGAGGGAATCTATTGAAAATATGAATAAGTTTAATCAAGTTGGAATTTTAAGAATTATGAATAAGTTTAAAGATGTAACTTTAAATGAAAATAAATATGGTATTCATATTAATTTATCTGAACTTAAAAAAGATGTACTTGATGAATTATCAATTTTTGTTAAATATGTAAACACTCAAGAATCTAATTTAATTTCAATTGAGCAACAAAAAGAAGATTATAAAAATATATATTTTACTAAAGATATTAAAGATAATTTAAAAAAGTAATATACACGACATGACATATCATCAGTATGATTATGAATCTTATATTTTAAATGAAATAAATATACAAAATTATTTAAAATATAAATTAAATATTGAAAAAGAAAATACTACAAAAAAGCCTGTAAGTGAAATAAAAACTAATATGTTTAAGTCATCACTATTTGTTCCAAGAGAACAGGAGACCCTTTTTTGGTGTTATTATATTATTTTAAATGGTGATGCAAATTACGAAATGTTAAATGTTAAAAATTCACTAATTGCAAAACAAATTAAAATAAATTATGTTAGTAAAATTAGAGAGAATAAACCAGTTATAAAAACATATAAATTTGATACAATCACAAATATTGAAAGTAATTTAGCAAATGACAATAATATTAGTATAAAAACTGTAATGTCATTGTGTGCAATTAATAAGATTAATTTAATATTTGTAAGTAGAAAGACTTATTTCGAGTTATTAATGAATGATAATGAACCTATTTATATTATTAGAGAACTAGAAAATCATTCTAAATATAACAAAAAATATGGATTTGAAATTGCAAATGAAGCTTCTCTCCAGAATATTAGAACAACATTATATAAGATTGATAATTTAGATAAACCAATCAAAGCTTTGTCATCTTATAAAGTAAAAGATTTAACTGATATTTGTGAAAAATTAGCAATTAAAATACATAAAGATGATACAAGTAAGAATAAGACTAAAAATGAATTATATGAATCAATTATACAATATTTTTAAATTATTAAAAAATTGAACAATAATTTAAAAATATGTCTAAGTATATAATATAACAATGATTTCTATTGAAAAATCAAAGGTTTCTAATTTAGATGGTAAAAATAACAATGCTAAAACTCCTTCAGGCACACCACCACCATTAAAAGAATATGGTCCTAAAACTCCTTCAGGCACACCACCACCATTAAAAGAATATGGTCCTAAAACTCCTTCAGGCACACCACCACCATTAAAAGAATATGGTCCTAAAACACCAGAACCTAAATTAGAAGAAGGAATTGCATTAGCTCTACCAAAAGATATTCAAGAAGAATTATTTATAGAAGAGATTGCACCTGAAATTGATGTCGAAGAAAAAAAGAAAATCCCACCATCAGAACAGTTTAATCGATTAGTCAAAATATTTTATGACCAAGGATTATTCAGGTCTTCTGTATTTTCAAATAATGAATTAGAAGTCAGATTCGGAACGAAAGATATTAAACGTCTAACAAAAAATGATTATGATAATGTTGTAAAAACTCTCAAATCATTCGGATTCTTTTCAGAAAATCCAAGTGGCGTTCCTTCACTCCGTATTAAAAGCGAATTCTTAGATAGTTTTACAGGTAGATTTAAAATGTCTGATGTAAGAACACAAATTGATGGATTAGCTGGAATTGAAAATTATTGTAAGTCAAATGATATTAAAGAAGTATATGACAGAATTGATACAGTTGTTGAATTCCTTAATAAAAGACCATTTATTAATCCTGAAAATAAGCAAATTGTAAGAGCAGTAGATATTAATGATTTTAATTTTAGAGTATCACTTCAATCTGAAAAAAAACTTAAGAAAGGTGTAGAAAATCATGTTATAGAAAATTGGCGTAAATCTAAGAAAGAAATTAGATATTTAAATCGTGTAACATTTGAACACCCTGAATTGCCAGTTAGAGTTGATTTAAGTATAAGTAAATCTGGTAATAAAGGAAAGGATAAACGTGGTTTTAGTTATATTATTCCTGTTTATACTCTTGAAGAATCTAATGTTTTTAATAACCCTGAATCGTATGAAATTGAAATTGAAGTTAATAATAAATTAATTGGACCAGGAACTAAATATCAGACACCAGACCAATTACTAGTTGCTTTAAGAAAAGTTATTAAATATGTTTTAGCTGGTCTTCAAGGAACACTGTATCCAATTTCAGTTACTGAAATGAATGATATTTCAAAAGAATATATGAAACTTATATGGGGTGATGAATATGAGCCTGCTAGAAGAATTACAAGTCAAAATTTTATTGGTCCAAACTCAATAACTCTTCAACTAACAAATATTGCACCAGTTGATGAAAATTCAATAGTACCAAATATAAGGAAAGATTTTGTTGTTACAGAAAAAGCAGACGGAGAAAGACATTTAATGTATATTTCTAATACTGGAAAAATATATTTTATTAGTACTAATATGGATATTAAATTTTCTGGAGCAAAAACATTAAACGAAGATTGCTTTAATACATTATTTGATGGAGAATTAATTTCACACGATAAAAATGGTGGATTTATAAATTTATATGCAGCATTTGATATATACTTTCATAAGAAGAAGGATATCAGACATTATACATTTATGTTAAGAGGAGAAGAATCTGATGTGTATAAATGCAGGTTTTATTTGTTAGAAAAATTAAGTAATTTAGTTAATCCTATATCTATTATAGATACAAAAAAAATAGATATGAAGGAAGCATTGAACTCATCGTTAGATAGATATTTAAAAAGTGAAATTTCTCCAATTAGATTTATGTTTAAAAAATTTTATCCAATGTCAACTAAACAAACCATATTTGATGGTTGCAAAGCAATTCTTGAAAAAGAAAGACAAGGATTGTTTGAATATGAAACTGATGGATTAATATTTACGCATATGTTTTATGGAGTTGGTTCAACTGTTATTGGTAAATCTGGACCAAAAACAAAGATAACTTGGGAATGGTCATTTAAATGGAAACCTCCACAATATAATACAATTGATTTCTTAGTAACAACTTTAAAATCGGGAACTGGTGAAGATGTTATAAAAACATTATACGAAGAAGGTCTAAGTATGTCTTCAAATATTCAAAACACTTCTTATAAAATTCTTGAATTAAGATGTGGTTTTAATGAAAAGTACGACGGTTTTATTAATCCTTGTCAAGATATAATTGATGATAATCTTCCAGAATATAAACCAAGATTCGAAGAACCTGCAGGAAAAACAAATGATTATGTACCAAAAAGATTTTATCCAACTGAACCATATGATATAAATGCAGGTATTTGTAATTTAATGTTACAAATGGATGATTCAGGAGCAATGCAAATGTTTACAAAAAATGGAGAAGCAATTACAGATAATACAATTGTTGAGTTTGCATATGATATTGATACAAAAGAAGAAGGATGGAAATGGAAGCCATTACGTGTAAGATTTGATAAAACAGCTAAACTTCGCAGAGGAGAAAGGGAATATGGTAACTCTTATAAAGTTTGCAATGAAAACTGGAAATCAATTCATCCAACTGGTAGAATTGATGAGAATATGTTGATGACTGGTCTAGATATTCCTGATATAACTGTAAGCGAAGATATTTATTACAATACGCCATCTGGTAAAATGAAAACAGAAGGTCTAAAAAATTTCCATAATTTATATGTTAAAAAATTATTGATAAGTGGAACATCAAAACAAGGTGATACGCTAATTGATTTTGCATGTGGTAAAGCAGGTGACTTGCCTAAATGGATTGCTGCAAAATTATCATTTGTATTTGGTATTGATTTATCTCCAGATAATTTAGAAAATCGTCTTGATGGTGCATGCAGTAGATATTTGAAAGCTAGAAAGCTAAATAAACATATGCCTTATGCATTATTTGCTAATGGTAACAGTGCTTATAATATAAGAGATGGTAGTGCTTTACTTAATGATAAAGCCAAACAAGTTACAGCAGCTGTATTTGGTAATGGTCCTAAAGAAGCAGATAAAATAGGAAAAGGTGTAGCAAAACAATATGGTAAAGGTGATAGTGGATTTAATATTGCATCATGTCAATTTGCTATTCATTACTTCTTTCAAAATCCTGATACATTGAAAGGATTTCTAAAAAATATAGCTGAATGCACAAAACTAAATGGTTACTTTATTGGAACTTCTTATGATGGTAAAACTATGTATAATGAACTGAGAAAAATTAAAAATGGTGATAGTATTCAATTAGTAGATGAAGGTAAAAAAGTTTGGGAAGTGATAAAAGTTTATAATGCTGATACTTTTGAAGATAATTCTAGTTCAATTGGATATGAAATAAGTGTTTATCAGGAATCAATTAATCAATATATTTCTGAATACTTAGTAAATTATGATTACTTTGATAGATTAATGGATGCTCACGGTTTTAAGCTGATTAGTAGAGAAGAAGCTAATGAAATGGGATTACCTGAAGGGTCAGGGCTTTTTAGTGAATTGTTTATAAATATGATAGATGAAATTAAGAGAAATAAATTTAAAGCTACATTATTTGGAGAAGCACCTAATATGACTACTATTGAAAAGAAAATTTCATTTCTTAATAGATATTTTGTCTACAAAAAAGTTAGAGAAGTTAATATTGACAAACTTCAACTTGAATTAGGTGAATATCAAGATGCTGTAGTTGAAAGAGAAAAAACAGAAACTAAGCGTGCAGTAGTTATCGCAAAAGAGGAAGAGGTTAAAATTAAGCCAAAAGTTAGAAAACTATCTAAAAAAATATTACTAGTTGCTGCAACTGAAGCTCTTGATGAACCTGCTAAGAAGATTGAAGAAGAAATTGAAAAGAAAAAATCAAAAAAGGAAACGAAGAAAGAGACTAAAAAGCCAAAAAAATTATTAATTATTGAAAGCGATGAAGATGAAGAATAACTATAAATTATGTAACAAACTTAAATAAATTTTATAATATATAATAAGACTAATGAGTTATTACATATTACCAAAAAATATAAATAATATTAATTTAAATCCTCAAATTTCTAATGAGCTATGTAGACCATATTTATCTTATTCATTAATAAATTACTATAATGAATTAAAAACCCAAATTATAGAAATGTTCAACGGCGATATAGATTTATCTGATAATTGTTATGAAGAAGCAATAAGAGTTATAAATCCTTATGAATTTATTTTTTCAAAAGTTCCAGGTTCCAAATTTTCTGTAAGTAAATTAAAACCAAAAAATAATATATTTTATGACTTACTAGAAATATATACAAATTTAAATATTTTTGAATCATTTAAGAATATAAATGTATTGAATATTTTGCATATTTCGCCTAATCATGATGATGGAATAGAATGTTTTGAAATGTTTAGAGAAGATTTCAATGATATTCATTTATCTTCAAATAGTATCGATATTGATAATAATTTAAATAATATTAAATTAGATTTTATATTTTATGAAACTGATACATCAAATTATTTAATATCAATAATTCAATCTATAATAACTATTTTAAGGAATCAAAGAAAAAATGGAATTGCAGTAATAAAGATAGGTACTGTTTTTTACAAACCAGTTGTAGATATATTATATTTTTTATCTTCTATCTATGAAAAAGTTTACATAAGTAAACCAAGCACTAATAATATAACTTGTTATGAAAGATATATAGTTTGCAAAACTTTTTTACATGACGAAGATTCGAATGCATATTTAAAATTTAATTATTTGAAATTAATTATATTATTAAAAAGACTTGAAAATAATTACATCTATTCGGTTTTGGGTTATGATGTTCCATATTATTTTAGAAATAAAATAGATGATTTGAATATAATAATTGGTCAACAACAAATAGAAGCATTAGACCATATTATTACGGTATTTAGAAATAAAAATAAAAATGATAAAATAGAATGTATGAAGAAAAATAACATTCAAAAATCAGTTTCTTGGTGTGAAAAATATAAGATACCTTGCAATAAATTTACTGAAAAAATTAATATTTTTTTGCCAATTATTAGTGAATCGGTATAATACAAATCCATTTAGAGCAACGCGGAATTAAATTGCCGAATAATTACAAATAAACAATATAAAGATAATTTGGAATTTATAAATAGGGAGTGGAGAAATGTGGCTTTTCAATGAAACTTTCTGTTAAACAAATAAGGATAATTACTCTTTGAGGACAGCGAATGCTTTATCTTTTTATCAGCCATAAATAGTTGTTTCGTTAAGGTAGTGTATGAAATAACATTTGATGGGAATTTGCTTACCTACCATAAAGTAAGTAGATGAGAAACCCATTACATAGAATTTAGTTAATCCTCCTTTTAGGAGGAAGCGCTCGTATTTTTTTGTTGAATAACTCGGCATTTAAAATACGCGTTGCTCTAAATATTTAATTATATATATTTCAATGGGTAACGGAGTTATTGGAATATCTAAGGAAAATGAGGAAAATTATAAAAGAAAATTTATATTTCGTGTTTTATCAGGAGGTAACGAAAAGTGTGTAGTATTTTATTAGAACTAATTGAGAATATAGAAGAGACAAAATTAGAAGATTTTTTTATTAAAATATTGGAGAAACATATAACAGGGGAACGTTTGTGGTATATTTATAAAAATGAATGTAATAGAAATATTAATGAATTAATTCAAAAAGATTTAACACCATTTACTGATGCTTATTTTCATAATATAATTATCGTATGAAAAATTTTTAATAAGCAGCACTTCCACTTGTAGTATTATAAGTATTTGGAGATTGTGAATAACGATTAGTGCTGAAAACTGTTCCAGGGAAATATCTGTATGGACTTGGTTGAGATAAAGGGTTTTGATATTCTGGTAAGCCTTTTTGGAAACGACAAAATTTCTTATTTTCGAATTGTCCAGATTGAGAGAAATTGATTGGCCAAGGTGTATTACATGTTGGAGCTTTATTCTTCAATAAGTTTTTGTAATTATTAGCATCTCCAGCATATAATTGATTGGCAGTAACTAGAAATTGACCAGTATTATTGTAATTTTGAATAGATGCTGCATTAGTAGAAATGGTGTCAACATTTAACTTTAATAATCTAGTTGAACTTGACACAGCTCCTTGTTTAGCAAATTGATAGTTATTTGGCTTATAAACAGTTAATTGGCATCCAGCAGGATTGGTTGGTCCAGATGGAGGCATTCCCCAATAAGGATTATTAATAAAAACTTCGAATACAACAAGTGCAGATTGTTTTTGTCCTTCAGCCAATCCTTGTATCCAATTGAAAAATCCTTGAATAGAATTAATACCGGTCTCATTAAATGCGTTAATTTCAGATTGTGTAATAATATTCTCGTTTAACATAATACCAAGCATTTGGTAAATAAATGCTAATTCACTACCCTCATATAATTGAGTATTTAGTTGACAATTTGCTAAATAAGTATTAGCTAATGCTTCAGGTCCACCAGGTTTTGGTCCATTATTTCCATCTACAGAATAGTAGTAAGGATTGTTTGAATCATTTGACCCATTAGTCCTATAAGATAAGAAATTGAATGCTTTTTGGTCAAAAGTTTTGCATCTGTTTTGAAGATATTGTTTTGTAGTGGTATAATAATTTTTATTTAAATTAGTGCTAGCATAAACAACTCTTCGTCTAGCAAATCTTTCTTGGTTACAGCATAATACTCGGTTTGTATTATTAGGTTCAGGGTCTTGTGTAAGATTGGTTAAATTAGGTTTATAAGATGCAACAATTCCAACTCCTTCACATGTTCTACAATCTTGATTTAATTGAGTAACTCCGTCAACTTCATTTGGAGGATTTAATTTAACAATATAAGCACCTGGTTTGTCTTGCATGTCATTTAATAAACCAGAACCACCAAAACCACCACCGAGTGAAGTTCCTTTACTAGATTTAACATATCTATTCATGTTATAATTAATAAGTGCATTTTCGTCAATATTTAAGGTAACATCACCTTTAGGACTATTAATAATGATATTTGGAACACCTTCAATAGGTTGTGGAGGTATAACTCTACCTTTTCTGTAATGTTTAAGTGGTCTTGGTAATCCGAAACCAGTTGGAAAAATATTACCAGGGTCATTATTTGTTAAAGGTCTTATATGACCAGGTGCTGTTCCTACAGGAAAACTATTAACACCGGTTCCTTTCCATGGTATATATTGTTTATTATAATATGTGCTATTATGAGTATAACCTGAGGCAGGTTTTGAATTCATTCCTAATGGATAAACTGCTGATGACATTTATATTATTATTGAAGAAAATAAAAAAGTAATATAATATTATAAATGTTGGTAAATAGAATTATTTTGATACTATTAATATTATTAATAGTAGTAGTATTTTTAGAATACTTAAATTCAAATCTATATGAAGGTTATATGGCAGTAATTGGACCAGTAATATCACCAAAAGAAAAAATAGTAAATAAACCAAAAAATACGTATTATGAAAATGTAAAAGTTACACAGGATTTTGATGATTATGGTGTAATGCAGGATTATACTCCAAATAGTATTATAATACAAGAAGACCCGGATAATGTTCTTACAAATGATAGTTAAATATTATATTGTTAAAAATAAATAATAGTATAATATATTAATGTTAACATTGATAAACTTTTTAATAGTATTTTTTGGTTTTTTAATACTATATCAAATATTTTTAGCTAATTATAAACCATTGATTCTAGAAGGAATGATGGATGTTGTACCAACTATTTCACCTACATTTACTCCTACAGCTGCTCCATCAAATCAAATGCTTCCTAATTTAACAATTAATCAAGTATACAGGCAATATGATAAAAAAATTGCTGACAATACTTTTTTATTAGCACAACAAAATGCTGGAAATATAGAATATTTAAAGCAGAGAATAGATGATGTTCAAGGTATGAACCAACAAGTTCAAGATTTAAGTGGAAATGTTCAAACATTACAGACTCAAGTGGATGGTTTGGTTCAATCTCTACAAGATTATACAAATCAAATGACAGGAGGAACCGCTCCAGAGATATCAGGTGCTGTAGCAGAGGAAGGTTCAAGTGTTCAAGACACAAGTAATTTAATTACAGAGTAGTAAAAAAATAAATATATCTATATAAATTAGTATATGGCAAATTTATTTGAAGAAGTTTTAACTGATGTAAAGGGAGTTGAAGAGAGATTACTTGGTCCATCATATCCATATTATAAGTATATTAAGGGTCCAAGTGATATTGGTATGAGTGACAAAGGAACTATTCAGCAAATGGCTAAAAATGTAGAAGGTTTAATTGAATATGTAGAATTATTAGTTACAGGCGATAGTAAAGCCTCTGCAACAGGTAAGCCTTTAGGAAACAAATTTTTCTTAAAAACTGGTGGTAAATGTGCAGCGATTGATAGTTGTTCTGACCCAAATGATGTTTCTACATGTGAAAAAGTGGATAGATATATTTATGTAGATAATGTTCCTGAAGGTAATATTCCGTTTATTTCAAGTGGTTTAGGTGTGAATTTTTCTGAATTTAAGGGATTAATTCCAGGTGCAATGGGAAATTTAAATGTTTTAAATCCTTTTGCAATTTTAAGAGCATTTCTTTCTGGTTCAAATCCACCATGTCAAACTATTACAATGCAAACAATAACAACAGATAATGTTAGGTCATCAGAGACACATTATGTTACTCTAGCAGATATAACAAATATAGACCCATGTATATTTCCAGATAAGAAAAATCCAGCTACTGGTAAAAAATGTAAAGAAACATTTAAAAATAATGGAGAGCCTGAAATATTGATGCCTACAGACCCATTAGCTCAATTATATTTTGCAAGTTTAGGGGTAGTAGGATTATTTATTTTATATCGTATAATGGAAAAATCGCGTTAATATAAATAATTATATAAATAATTATTTATATTATAAATGGATAACAAAGATTTGGAAAAATATATAGGTTGGAGATTTAATAAAATGACAATAAATACAATTGAATATGAATTTTATCCTTATAAAGTAATAATTTGTGATATCAAAGACTTTAATGGTGAGGGTTTTTTAGATAAAAAAATAAGGTCATTTGTTATAGAAGGACTAATAAAAGATATAAAATTTAATTAAAATGATAGTATATTTTATAATGCCAAAAAGTTTAAGATATTATAAAAAGCATAGAAAACCTAAAAGAAAATCACGAAAGGTAACAAGAAGAAGAGTTTTAAAAGCTGGTAACGGAGAGAAAGTTAAATGTAGTATGTGTGAAAAAATGGTTTTACTAGAAAAAACATTAATACCTCGTGAATGCCTTATGAAATATGGTAAGGCTGCACACAGAATTTGCGACAAATGTTGGTGGGACGCTGAAACAGGATTTGCATTGGAAACGTCGTCTCATTTGTGTCCAGGTTGTCAAAAAGGTTTACCATTAACCCCGTATAAAAAAGAGTCGCAAATTTTTGTCGACCTTACTGAAGAATAATATATATTATAAAAGGACTTAAAGACGGAGACACACTTTTGCTTTATTTATAAATTCAATTATTTTATTAGTCATTATATTATACATATAATTATTAATTTATGTTATTTTTTGTTTATTTTTTGTTTATTTTTCGTCGGTAAGTCGGCGTTTTAAATGTGCAAATGTCTAAAACAATGAAAAATAAGACTTTCTAGTTTTTCTACCAGACATATTTTTTCTTGTAAACTTTTTACCCCCCGTTGATTTTTTTTTAGATTTATTTGAGTTTTTCTCTCTATATTTTTTAGTTACAAACTGTTTATTTTTTTCTCCTGCTTTTTCTTTTGTACTATCCAAAAAATTCTTATAAAAGTCTGGTTTAAAATATTTAAACATTCGCCAATCTATTCTAAAATTACCAAAAGACATAGCATCCAATATAGTTTTGAATTCTTGACTCTCCAACGCTTTTTTATATAAATTTCCTTCATTTTTACTTTTAACTCTTAATCCAATGGCTCCTTGTGTTAAACCATATTTTCCTTCAATATCAACAATTACATTATTAATTCCAGACTCCCCAAAAATAACTTTGGAAACTCCAAACATTTCTATAAAATTTCTTACATCTGGAGTTTTAGTTGAAGACCAGTATTTTCTGGGTTCACCGATTGGTGTTGAATGTATTAATGGATATTGAAATTTATCACTCTTATTTTCACTTACCCAAGATTTATCCGAACCAAATTGATTACGGCTATATATAACGTAATCTTCTTCGTCGTCACTTAAGATTTTCTTTATTTTATTAATATCATAATTTGGTAAAAAAATCCAATTAGATAAGTTTATTTCATTTATAGCTCCCGTTTGGTCTTTTATTGTAGTATTTGAACTATTTTTATGTTTATTAATCACATACCAATCATATCTTGTGCCAACATTAAATGTTGCCATACCATCCTTGGTATCATGTATTTCTAAATATTCAATATGATTTTCATGTGCCATTTTATTAAATAATCCAATAGTTTTAGAATTATCAGAGGGAGGTTTTCTCCAGGCAGAAGGATGCACAAATACTAAATACCCATTATTTACTAATAAATCCAATGATTTTTCTACAAATTTAGGCCAGAGTGAATCACCTCCACCTTTTTTACCTTCATTTTCTTGAGAAGCATTAAATGGTGGGTTTCCAATGATAATATCAAATTTATCTATACCATTAAAATCTCTAATCCATTTGTCTTCTAAAAAACTACCACAACTAATATTAGCCTTTTTCCCAAATATTCTTCTGGAAATTTTAACATTTGCGGTATCTAATTCCACCATATAAAGCATTTTTTCTATAATATGTTTCTTTTTGCCTATCTCAGTAGAATATAACCCTTTATATGTATCTGGTAATTTTTTAAATAACTTACTATAAACAACCATCGGAAAATTTCCTATACCATTTGCGGGATCAAGCCATTTTAATTCTGGATTATTCCAAACGCGTTGAGGTAATTTTTCCAACATTTCATCAATGAGTGATATTGGTGTAAAAACTTCTCCATTTTTATCTTTTTTCTCTTGACGTACTGGCAAGTATTTTTCTATTTTGTTTTGTATATCTTCTGGTGTCATTGAATATATTAAAGGTTCATTTTCTTTTCCCATATCTCTAATATTATTGAATATAAAATTTGCGGAATTGTATAATTGTTTATTATCTGGTTTATTTAATAACTCTTGAATAGTTTTAAGTAAAACTACCATTTTATTATTATAAAAAGGTGAATTGAAATAACAAGTTAATATATCTGACTGATTTATAAGATTACAGTCGCAATTGTTGCCAAATTCTGATATTTTACGCAGACAATTTTCTAAACAATTATCTATTTCTTTACAATTATAATTGTCTTTATTAGAAAACATAGCTATTAAAGCTATAATTCTTGGTAAAATATCTGCTATAATATCAATAAGTATTATGTTTGAATCATCTTCATCTTCTTCATCTTCGTCTGGCTCATCGTCTTGTTCATCATTTTCATCAATTATTACATGTGGTCTTACTTTTTTTCCTTCCTTTAATATAACATTTTGAGCCTTAAGTTTTGTAGGTTTTTTGCTTGAATCTAATAAATTTTTAAATTTTATTAAATCAGAAATTTCAACATTAATTAATGATTTTTTAAACAAATTTGTAATATTGTTAAAATCAGAATAATAAGCTTTATATCCAGTCTCATTTAATTTTAACTCTTCAATTAATGAATTATATAACTTTAATTCCTGTCTTTCATTCGATTTATTCATCCCAATACCATTTATGTTAAAAAGCAATAATAATCCTTGAAGATTTGAAATATTTTCTTTAATATTAGATATATTTTTTGCTGAAGAGTATGTGTTACTGTATTGATATAAAAATTTTATAAATCTCTCTTTATTAAAATCAACATAGTATCCAAAATTTTTGGGTTTATTATATCTTTCAGTTAAAACTCGGAACATAGTCTGATAATTTACATCTATAGATTGAATATTATCAAAATTAAAACCTATATCAACGCAGGGCAAACTAATACCCAACCTCAATTTTGCACCAGTTAATATTATTAAATTTTTCCCATCTCGATACGTTTTAGTTTCATACTCTTTGATAGTGTCCGATAAATCTTTGCTGTCAAATGTCGTATCAATACCAGTATCTTTAAATATTTCTTCGACTGATATTTTACTTCCATTTTCAGAATTTTTAAAATCTACTTTAGTGTTGTGAACGATTAATACATTATAATGTTCTTTAAAAAACGGAGTTTTCATAAGAGCAAATGCTAATCCTCTGGTTAATGGTTCAATATTTGGTAAACTTTGTTTGTTGTCTTTTTTATTTTCATCAAAAGATATTTCTGATTTAATTTGTTTGCATTTTTCGCGACAAGTGTCAGGTGTTATATACAAATCATCATCTGGAATAAACCACAATTCTGAATGCTTTTGAGCATAATCAGGTGCACCAATTTTTTTTAAATATCCATATACACTATTCTCTGGATTCAAATTACCCGCAATTAAATCCAATAAATTCTGAACTCTTCCATAATCAAAAAATATGCGATTAGGATTACGTAATTCTTGAATAGTCTGTTTTTCATAACAAGCTTCGCAGTTTAAATTAGATTTAAATATTTTATCAATTTCAAATTTACCATCTCCAAATTTTACGATTTTGTCAAATGGTTGAACTAAAACTAATTCAGGATGTCGAGCGTATTGTTTAGAAATAATATCTAAAAATTCGTTTTGATAAAGTAATTTATAATACTCAAATATTTTGCGTATAATTTCTCTCTCAATTCCACTTCTACTATTTATCATCATATCCATTTTTGTTTCATTTTTAATATTTTTCATAATTTGTTGATCTTCATAACTCCATTCTAAAATTTTAGGTTCTTTTGAATCAATAAAATTTGTTTTATATTTAATATTAGGTTTCGCAAAAGTTGCGGTCACCATCACAAAAATATCAATTTTAACTCCTGCCGTATTAATGGCATTTAAAATGTTTTCTGATTTATCGGTTGAACCGCCCTTATGAACTTCATCAAAATATATATCAACCGTATTTCCTTTTTTAAATAACGTTTCAAAATCTATAGCCTTTTTTTTAAAATTGAACTTTGTAGTTGATGTTTCATCCAATTTATTTTTAAACCAATCTTGACTAAAAATATAGATATTTTTTGTTTTATGTTTATTAAAATTATCATCGCAATTTTTAATTGTTTTCATTTTACCAGTAGATGTTTTAATGATTCCATAATCGTTATAATTTGAAAATTCACAAAACATTTTAATAAACTGTGATTCTGTTTCAGTTTTAGCTCCCAAAATAAGGATAACGTCATTTTCTGTATTTTTGCGTTTCGATATTAAATCTCCTATCATATATGATTTACCACTTCTAGGAACAGCACCCCAAATAAATTTTTTATATCCTTGCTTATGATATGCTATTGTAGTGTCAGTGAAATACATTTGATGAAATCTGGGTCCTAATTCAGGTTTTATTTTATTTTTTGTGCCTCGTTTTTCCAAAAAATCCTCAATATTGTCAGAATTTAAAAGATCATATAATAAAAGATTAAACCATTTATCAATTTCATAAACTCCATATATACCATTAATTAACGTTTTATTTGCATCTCTAGAGCGTGTTAACTTATCACTTAATGCTTGACTATTGTTAACCATTAAAATAATTCTGGGAAGTATTTTTTCTTTAGATTTATACAAATCGGTAGCTTTTGCGAATATTTTTGTTACATCGTAATTTTTAATATCAGATTTTTCTTTACTATAATATTTATTTTGTATCAATACATATTCTTGACCTTCTACTGTAGTGTTTTGTCTTGCGTTGTCGTCAATACAATCACAACTCCATTCGCAATTTGTTTTGGAGTTTGATTGATTCTTTGTTTTAAAAAAAATATCAACTACTCCTCCTTCAGAACTTTCGTTAATATTATTATTAATAATATCATCTCTTTCTTCAATATTAGATGAACTATTTGGATTTTTAATAAAGTTTTCTAGTGAACTATAAAATTGTTTATCTCTTCCAAGTTCTCCATCGTCATAATCATACATCAATAATATTTTACATAAAGCTTCAAAAACGTGTTGTTTTTTAAAATTTTTTTTTTTCATCGTATCTTTTTCAAACATATCTAAAAAACTTTCAAACGGTAGAATAAAATTAGGATCATCTATCTTTTTAGCTTTATATAAATGCATTAAAGCAATAAGTAAATCTTTGTAAGTTGAGTTTCTTTCGGTGCTAAAATACTTATAAATAATTTCATATTTTGTTAATTCACAATTAGTGTGTTCTTTTTTAATGTTATCATTTAAAACTTTTCTATCTTCTTTTAATTTAATTTCTTTGTCACACGAATCATCTTCAATAGAATCTGATGATTTAATAGAAGATGATTCGATAATTAATCGTCGTTTGGGTTGATTTTTGTTTGGAGTCTGACTAGTTTCACCAGGTTTTATGTGAGACATATTAATAATATAAAAGAATATTATATTTCAGGGTATAAACAATATATGTTCTTTAAGTTGCTTTGATGATTTCTTGTTTTATATATATTTTTTACAAAGACTTTTTTCGGGAAGTTCAAAATAAAGAAACACATCCCGGATGTAACTATAGTGAGTCGAAATATTCGGACCAATATAGTAAATTAGTAATTGAAGCCATGGGTGGGACAGGCAATAATGATGATGAAAAAGAAGCCAAAATTATTAAAAATATTTCGAAAGAAGTCGTAATTGATAAAAATATAAAACATGATATTTAATCGAATAAAAGTAAGTCAATAACGTTATTATCACTTTCTTTACTCATTAATTGTTGTGTTAAATAATCAATTGTTTTTAATTTTGTATTAATTTCTTTCTCAAATTTAGCAATAATTATTTTCTGTGAATTTACTACTTCTTTTAGCTTTTCACATTCTGAATAAAAATTCATCTTATTTGTATTCAAATCAGTTAACCATTTTTGATGTTTTTTTGTTTTTATATGTATAGAAAAACTTTGTCTGCTATCAAAAACATGGTCTTTCCTTGCACCACAAGGACATCTTAAACCATTCTTAAATTTACTAGATGGAGGTAAGTAATCTGTATAATTACTATTATCATCTATATTTGGCTCATATATATCTGAATCTACTATTAGTTCCATTACTACGCTACATTATTGTAGTAATAGATTTTAAGTATATTTTTTAATTTATATTACTACAATTTATTAACGTCTATGTCTGCATGATTTATTACATCTATGTTTTCTACCATGGCGTCTTCTAGTTCTTCCACCAACCCAGTTATGAGGTTGAGCAGTTTCACCAGAAAACGAGGCAGCATGAGTAGCTAATCCAGTTGTAGGTGTATTATCCTTAAATCCACCTCTCATACGACGTGTTCTAGTTCTTCCTCCCATATATCCACTAGATGTTGGTGCAGCTGGTTGGGTAGTCATTGGTGCTGGTGCTGGTGCTGGTGCTGGTGCTGGTGCTGGTGTTGATGAACCAGTGGCAGAAGAATAAGCATCACTTGTAGCTTTTTTAGTTTTTTCCCAGGTATCACTAAAGCCTTTTGATAAAGTATCCCAAAAACCTCCTTTCATTGTTCGGTGTCTATATCTACGTGCATGTTTTCTAGGCATTATATATTACAAAAAGAAATTAATATATAAAACTTGCTTAAGCCTTATTAACAAATCTTTTATATGCATAAAAAGCAGCTAATGCACCAAGAATTTCAACGATAATATATGGCAAGACATCAGACTTTATTAATTTACCAGCAGCAAATAAAGAAATGGTAACAGCTGGATTAAACGAACCTCCTGATATAGGACCTCCTAATAACACAGCAATTCCTAAAGCAGCACCAATAGCTAACCAATTTCCTGTTGCAAAAATAACAAACATTAAGAACATTGTTCCCAAAAACTCAACTAAATATTTATTCATTATATTATAGATAATTATAAAATATTTTATAATTATTTTGATAATTAAATAGCAGTCCAAGGGTTGACTCTTGGTAAAAATTTAAGACCAAGAGCATTAATTAAAAATTGTTCATATTGGTAACCTTGACCACGATTCTTCATATAAGCATAAATTCTACCTTGAGAACCAATTTTAGTACGAGGACTACTAATAGCAAGAGCAGCACCGGTTCTACCGTAGCTACCTAAACCGTATGCTGGAGTTAATGCGGGAAATCCTGATGGCATATTATAATAATACTAAAGATTATTTTTTTTATTCACTTTTCAAAAAGTGGAGCAAAAATAAAATAAATTTGAACGTAAAATTTTAACCCTAAAGGAATATTAATAATTTTGACGAACAATTGCACCCCAAGCACAGACTTTTCCATTACTCAAACTGCTATTTTCAATAGCACCCTTCTTTTTTGGCGCAACACAACCACCTGAACGAGCTCTTCTTATTGTTGAACGCGTTCCACTTGGATAATAACTTTTTGTGCCAATTGGTGCTGCATTTGGTAGATTAACTTTATACGCGGACTGACCAACAGCATTTGCTTTAACAATATTAACATACATAGATGATTGAATTGGGGCTATATAATTTGTATGCGATGATACCGGAACTTGCCTTTGAGAAGAATTAATTACATATGATTGAGGAACTGACATTTTTCCTAAAGCAATTTGTTGCGCTTTTACTGATTGGCTAATTGCTGTTCTTAAATATTGTTTTCTCATATTTGAATTCATATCCGCATACACAGGTTCTTGCATTGGATAAAATTGAGGTGGGGTTGGTCTTATACCTGTTAAAATACCGTAACTATGATAAGGAATTTGACATGGAGTTTGATTTGTGCTTAATGGTCCAGTTATGGGAGCATTCACATAATTATTATAAGATACTGAACCTATATTGGTTGATACAGCATATGGAGTTGTCATTATATATATCAAAATATATTTTATTTAATAGCATTATATGTAAAATAACCAAATACAGCACCTGAAAATAACATTGTTAGTTCATTTAATGCAATTAGGTTATTTGTAGCATTTTCATCTTGAGGAGTTTTCTTATAATTATCATTTACACAATATAATGAAGTTGAAAATAAAAAACAGAACCAAAGATTGTCCCAGATAAAATTAGTGTTTTTTCACCAGAAGAAAGCATTATATAAATATATTATCTATATATTTATATTGTTTTAATTTAATAATATTGGTCCTTATATGGGTTATAGTGTGGCGGAGGTGGAACATATCCATAACGTCTATTATAGTGTGGTTGTTCTCTTACAACTACTGATTTTGTTGTTGTAGTAGGTGTAGTTGTTATACTATGCATAAATCCTAAAAAAATCAAAACAAGGAGAGCAATAATTATAATATTAGCCTTATCCATTTATATATTTACCTTATATTTTTTATCGACCTTATATTTTTTATCGAGTTAATTTCTTTTTTTAACTTGGTTAGGTGTACCACAAAATAAACATAACTGAATAAGTGTATTTGGTTCAACCATTACATTATTATTTTTTTTACATTTACAACATTTAAATATGCCATTTAACTGACATATTTTAGAAGGATTAAAATCAGTTTTTTGATATAACATTTGATGTCTATGATTGTTCATATGTTATATAATATTCCTAAATTATTTTATTATAGATGATTTAATATCTTCTGATGGCTCTGATTGCAGATTGACTGGACTTAGATTGGTCACCACCATAAGTAAGGTCATTGTAATTCTTATTAACAGCCTTTTGCTTTAAGTAAGTAACATAATCAGAACTATCATAAACAAACTTAACATTGCATGCTGCAGCTGGAATATTGTTTAATAGTTGAAGATTATTGTATACAGCTGATGGAAAACAAGTATCTTGTACAGCACCGAAACGCTGTCTTAAACCTTTAAGACCTGGTCTACTTTGGAATGATTGACACGAACCTCCACACGAATAATTTAAACGACTTAATAAATCACCAGCATTATTCACTGCTCTAAATGGTGTGGTAATTGGTTGTTTCAAATTATCTTTTCTTAATTGACTTGGATAAGTTGTATTCCATGAATTCTTTAAAGTAAAACGAATATGTTCAAATTCAGTGTACCGTTTATCAACATTTTGTGTTTGTTGAGGCATATATCCATTAATAGCTCCTCCAGGATTTGTTGGTCTCACAACGAATGCTTGAAAGGCTACGTTACTTCCATTAATTGGGCTTGAATATCCTACAGATGTCGACATTTATATAATACTATAGTAAAAAAGTTTTTGTAAACTTTATCTAAACATAATAAAAATATTAAATTAATATATAATGTTTAACTTTCTTTTCTTAGTAAGTGCTATTGTTTTTATTTCAATTGACTTTGTTTACTTAAATGTTATGAAAAGTTATTTTGATAATCAAATTAAGAGCGTTCAAGGCTATCCAATTAAAATGAATTATTTAGGATATGCGTTATGCTATATATTTTTGATTATAGGTATTAATTATTTTATTATTAAACCGCGTCGAAGTGTTAGTGATGCGTTTTTGTTAGGTATAGTAATATATGGTGTTTATGAAACAACTAATCTAGCATTATTTAAGAATTGGTCTATATTAACTGTTATTATTGACACATTATGGGGTGGTCTATTATTTGCTGCAACAACTTATCTTGTTAATTTATTGCGTTAAATCAATGTTATACATAATTAATCATGTATGGAACAAAATAGAGATAAAGAATTAATATAATTAAATTACCATTTAAAGAATATGTGGCAAAATATGAACTTAATAAACAAGCTAGTATCATCATAAAACTATCACCTAATATTGCTCCACTTCCTACTTCAGTTGCGTAATCTTTGAAGAAATCTAACATTGCATTATAACCAGTAGGAACTGTCTTGAAAAACAAATAAAATAGTATATCATGAATGATTTGGATAATTACTGCCAATCCAGTAAATTTCCAAATGCTAAATGAAGAAAATAAGTATTTATAAAAAAAACGTGCTAAAATAATACCAATCACTAAAATTAAAACATCAGCAATCACAGCACTTAATTGATATTTTTGATACCATTTTCCAAGTAATCTAGATTTAAATATGCCATGATACAATAAAAAAATTATTATTAAATCAGCATTTATACATCCATTTAAAATTGGTAAGTAATCATTTACATTATTGAAGTTAGAAATATCCTTAAACATTATATATATATTATAGTATATAATTAAATTTTTATCCTTCAGTTAACAAACGTGGAGCAATATTCATTGTATTCAATTCTTGGAATAATAGCTTGCAAGCATAAGGAATTTCTACATAAGCAAAGTCAGCTCGATTACCACATGTATGACATAAGTGAATATGCATTTTATCATTATATGATGCAATGAGACCACATTTTCTACAAACAAATACAGAATATTTATCTGAAGCATCATACATTCTTCCTCTAGTAAATCTAGAAGCACCATGAGAAACCATACAATCTCTTTCCATCTCACCAAATCTTAGACCACCATCACGACTACGACCTTCTGCAGGTTGTCTAGTAAGATTTACCATAGGACCAATTGAACGACTATGTGCCTTATCATTTACCATGTGCTTTAAGCGTTGATAAAATACCGGACCCATAAATACACTGCATTCAACTTGTTCACCTGATAATCCACAATATAACAATTCGTTTCCATGTGCTTCATAACCAGCATTTAATAATAAACCGCAAATGTCTTTAAGTTCAAAGTCCCCGAATGCGGTTCCATCACCAAACAAACCAAGTTCAACAAGAACTTTACCAAGCACAGTTTCTTTCAACTGTCCGATTGTCATACGAGATGGAATAGCATGTGGATTAATAATAATATCTGGTCTTACACCATTTTCAGTATAAGGCATATCACATTCAGCAATAATATTTCCAACAGTACCTTTTTGACCATGTCTCGAGCTAAACTTATCACCGATTACTGGTTTTCTAAGTACTCTAGTTCTTACCTTAGCAAAATTATACCCTTCGCCATTTCTGTCAATATAATTTTTATCTACATAAGTCTCTTCAGTAGTTTTATAAATTTTACTCTGGTCTTCATACTTGATGATTTTTGTATGGTCATTACGATTTTCTTTAATAGGTGTTACTTTTGCAATAATAACATCACGATTTTCAATCAAGGTATTTTCAGGAATAACACCTTTAGAATTAACCTTATTATAATTTCCCATCTTTAATCCTTTAGTTTTTGTTGGGTCTGGTTTACATCTAATTTCTTCATCACCATTAATTTTTTGTTTATCTTCATCTTTCTCGGTATGATAAACAGTTGTTAATGCCATACCTCTATCAATAGAACTTTTATTAATTAATAATGAATCTTCTTGGTTATAACCAGTGTGAGTCATAATTGCTACAATAACCTGAAATCCGGATGGAATTTTATTCAAATGGATTAAGTTCATAATTCTTGTTTCAACAAGAGGCTTCATAGGATAATTTAGAACATATGCAGTTTTATCCATTCTATTCTCATAGTTTGTTGCATAAACACCCATTGCTTGTTTACCTTGTGCACATTGATATGTATTTCTAGGAGATTGATTATGTTCAGGAAATGGAATACAAGATGCTAATACCCCAAACATAGTTGATGGATGTATTTCGCAATGTGTATATTTTAACAACTTATTATTTGTATCAATAATATCTTTTGGAGTTGTAGCAATCATAGACCAACTTTGTTCTTCTGGGTCAATATATTCTAAAATAGCTTCTTTAATCTTAGAAGAAGTTAATAAATGGTCCCAATTATATTCTCCAGAATTTATTTTATCAATAATATTATTATTTATTATAATATTTTTATCTTTAACACGCAATAGTGGTCTTGTTAATCTTCCACTATCATTACAAACTCTTATTTCTTTTAATTTATAATCAAATATAATTGATGTGTAAATATTAATAATACCCTTATGTTTTTTATCTTTTAACATATCGTATAATTCAATAGGATTTAAAGTGATACCAACCCAACAACCATTAATAAATACTTTGACTTTATCATAAATAATTTCAGATGTTAAACTTGGTTCATCAAGTTTAGTAATATTAGGTATAATATATTCATATAATGGTAATGAATTTGAATAAATAGTCATATGTGTCATATAAGCTAGGTTCTTTACAACACCAACGGAAGCTCCTTCAGGTGTTTCTGCAGGACATATAAAACCCCATGTAGTATTATGTAACTTACGAGGAGGAATAAGTTTACCACTCTTATCAGTTGGTGTGGAAATTCTCCTTGCATGACTTAAACTAGATACATAATTAAGTCTATTATATACTTGTGCAACACCTACTTTATTAGAATTACTATGTTTAATACCAAAATCACCTGTAGATAAGGCTCTCTTGATACCATTTTCAATCGTAGCTGACTTGATAATTTTATAAATATTTGTTAGATTGATTATATTTTCATAATCATCCTTAGAACGCCATGAACCAGTATTAATTTCACGAATAACTTGTTTTTCCATATCCTTAACCAGTTTATTGAAATAATTTCTATATAAATTATTTAGAAGAGTTCCAGTGCCATCAACACGTTTATTTAAATATGAATCTCTATCATCTTGCTTGATAATCTCAAAATAAGCTAGTAATAATTTATTAGCCATATAACCTAAGAAATAAATCTTTTGTTCCATATTATGACAATGAGGAAATAAATCATTATTAAGAATATCTAATGTAAATTCTTGTTTCTTCTTCGCTCCAGTTTCCTTATCCATATTAATTGGAGTATACATAGCAAAACTTGTAATATATCTAATACATTCTTCTTGAGTATGAAGTTTATCAGACTCAATTACGGATGCTTGCAAAGCTTCCAAAAATCGTTTATTCTTTTTATCATCAATATCAAGAAGAATTTTCTGACAAATTTCTTTATCAGAAATAATACCTAATGCTCTGAAAACAATGAATAATGGGATTGCCTGTTTAACTCTTGGTATTTCAAGCACAATTGGGTAACCAAAACCATTGTTTTTAGATGAAATAAGCATCGAAATTTGTTTTGGCGAGATACATTTAAAATCAGGAACTGATTTGATTTCAGCCTTCCATAAATATTTAGTATCATTTTTCTCAATATTAAAACAATATACACGATTCTCAGCAGCACGTTCTTGTCCAAGTACTGTTTTCTCAGAACCATTAATAATAAAATATCCACCAGCATCAAATTTGCATTCGCCAGTTTTTTCATTATCAAAATGCTTATATTGATTTAATACACAAATATTAGACTTTAACATAATTGGTAACTTGCCAATATGAACACCTGGAATAGTCTTATGGAATATTTGTGTATTTTCAAGATTTGAACCATTTCTTATCACATACTTAATATTAATATCAATTGTTGTAGCAGCAGAATAAGTAAAATTTCTGAGACGAGCTTCTTGTGGAAACATTAGTTTAATTGCTCCATTATTTTCATGAATTTGAGGTCTATAAATATGAAAGTTTTCAAATGTAATAAAGATTTCTAATGCATACTTTTTAGAAGCTTGGTCAAAGTCTTGTTCAGATGCAATATGAACTGGATTAAACATTTCAATAGTTTTTATAATCTGATATGAAACAAAATTATTATATGATTCTAATTGATGTCTAACAAACCTTTCCAATTGTTGACCCTTGAAATAAGATTCAATAATATTCCAAGGTGTTTCAATGTAAGGTTCATTCTCAATATCAAATACCTCATTTAAATTAACAGCACTCATTGTGATTGTTTTGTTATCGATTCTATTTGATATCATTTTCCGGTTATTTTATATTTCAATTTATTTTTAAATTGTTTATTTATATAATTAATTTAGTAATGTATTTTATATAATATATAACTTTATGTATTATATTTATTATATTACTTATTTATATGGAATGCTATGTGCCTTATGAGACTCGCATACAAAAACGCGATATAATAAATAAGGGTAATTATTTATTAAAATCATCATGTTGTGATGAAAAATCGTGCGATTTATTATTATCAGATATTCAAGATACCAAACATAAATGCAACGATTTATTTCGTAATTATCACGAAGATAATTTAGATGATAAAGGCAACATTTTGACAGATACACTTTGTTCACAATTAAAAGAAAAACAAAATAATATATCTAACAAATTAAATATTTTTACACAAAAAGCAGGAAGACGAAATAAATTTAAAAGTATTAGAAAAAGAAATAAAAAATCAAGAAAAGCAAAAAAAAATTCTCGAAGACGTTAAATTATTTTTCACTACACCAAGCTGGATGATAACTACTTGTTGAATTTTAGTAGATGAACTGTTTATTTATAAAGGTAATATAAGTAGTTCTATTGGAACTTTTCATTGAACTTATTTAATTTTATTTTTACACCTTTGGACATTTAAAACGCCGACTTTGACGAATTAAAAAAACAAAAGTATAATGGTGAATTTCACACCTTACCATACTTATCTTCCATAAAGGAGTATCGTAGGTATTTATTCTTTTTGT